TTGGCAGTTCCGGAGATTCCGCACAGATTGGCAGTTCCGGAGATTCCGCAAAGATCACGTCAGAAGGAGAAGATTCAGTAATATGTTGTGCAGGTCACAATTCAATTGTGAGAGCAAAGAAAGGAAGTTGGATTACTCTTTCTGAATGGGAAAGATCTTTTGAAAAAGATAGATGGATTCCGAAATGCGTAAAAACGAAATTTGTTGACGGAGAAAAAATTAAAGCAGATACATTCTACAGATTGGAGAATGGGAAATTTGTAGAGGTTAAGGAGGATAAGTAAGATGGTAATTAAGTTAAAAAGAATGATTCTGGAAAATTTCATGTACTACATGGCTGTGATGCTTGATTTTCCACGGATTGCTAAAATTTTGGCAAAGAACGGCAAGGGAAAGTCGTCAATTGTCAATGCATTTATGTGGTGCTTGTTCGATTGCGACTACGAATTGAGAAGCAATCCAAAGGTACGCAGAGAGGTTAACGGAAATCCGGTTGAGGACAAGGACGTTTCCGTGGAACTGGTACTTGATGTTGACGGAAAAGAAATAACTATGAAGAAAGTACAGAAGCGTAAGCATTCCAAGGACGGTACTACTTACAAGGACAATAACGAATACTACATAAACGATGTTCCAAAGACAAAGAAAGAGTTTGAGGAATATCTTGGTATTGATATGTCCGTGCTGAAAATGTCAACCAATATCAATGGATTTCTGAATCAGAAACCGGCTGATATGAGAGATTTTTTATTTAAAACGGCAGATTCTACGTCTGATTTTGACATTGCTAAAAAAACGGATGGATTGCAGGAACTTTCTTCTCTTTTGGAAAACTACACCACAGAGGAAATCAAGGCAATGAATCAGAAGAAAGTGAAAGACGTTGACGAATCTCTTCCTATATTGAAGGGGCAGATTGAAGAGAAACAGAGAGATATCGCCAGCAAACAGGAAACCAACGTTTCCGATTTGGAACTTTTCAAAAAAGATTTGCAATCAAAACTTGATGCTAATGTCAAGGTGCAGGTAGACAATGATAAGTTGATTGATGGGTTTGAGAACGCGGTCAAAGACGTTATGAATCTGAAATTCGAATTGTCCAGCATGGATCAGAAAGCAAATGCAGAAATTGTCGCAAAAAAGAACAGTCTGGAGAACAAAAAAGACGAAATTCTTGGAAAAATCGGGCGATGCAAGGGCGAGTTGGCGCGATTTAGCAGTAATCTGGCAATTGAAACCAAATTGATCTCGGACAATAAGCGGAAGAAAGACGAGCAGGCAACGTTATGGAAGATTGCAAATGAGCGGAAATTTGACGAATCAAGCCTTGTTTGTTCTTATTGCGGTCAAGAATACCCGGAAGAGAAAAAAGAGGAAATGCGGGCAGAATTTGAAAGCCACAAAGCGGATGAATTGAAACAGATTGTGGAAAGAGGAAATGCCTTAAAGAAAGCAATTGACGATTCAAAAATCCTCTTGAAAAACATTGAGGAAAATATTCAAAAGAAAAATGAGGAATCGGAAAAACTGACTGCTGAATACGATTCCTTTGAGAAAGAATTGGAATCTATCAAGCCAATTGATGTCAAGCAGTCGGACAAATACAAAGAAATTGAATCAAAAATTGCTGATCGAGAAGATTCGATGAAGAAGATGCAGGATCTCAAAGACATCAAAGCGGAATTAAAAACAGAAGAAGAACGAATCCGTTCTGAATTGGCAGAAGTGGATAGAAAAATTTCCGCTGCCAATACGGAATCAGACGAAATCCGGTTGGAAGAATTGAAAAAGTCCAAATTTGACAAAGAGCAGGAAAAGGCAGATGCAGAGAAAATCTTGGATTTGCTGAAAGAACTGGAGAAAGCCAAAAACGAAGAATTATCGGAAGAAATCAATTCTAAGTTTGGCATTGTCAATTGGCAGTTGTTCGAAACCGCCAAGAACGGAAATTATAAATCCGTTTGCGTTCCGATGATTGACGGCAAGTCTATTTTGACAACGATGTCCAACAAGGGAAACAGAATCCTTGGCAGAGTAGATATCTGTCGTTCGATTCAAAAAATCAGCGGTATAAATTGCCCGATTTGGTTGGATGATTTGGAATCATTGGACGAGGAAAATCAGAAGAAAGTCGCTGAAATGGTGGAAAGCCAGTTGATTATGTTGGCAGTATCAAATAATGCGGAACTGGAAATTAAGGAGGTGTGATATGAAACTGTATTTTTACACGGCAAACACAATAAATGGTTATTGTAACAAATTAGGTGTTGTAGTTACCGTTTTCGAGGCAGAGGAAAAACAGAAAACTTATCAATCTGTTAGTGGTGGATTTCCAAATTGTTTTTCCAGAATAAGAAAGGATGACATCGGAAAACTTTTGAGGGATAACGTTATCCTTACGGAGCCAAATTTTGAATATGCCAAGAAAATTTTCGTTAATGCGGCAGAGGCAAAAGTAAATGGTGCTAGAGAGCATCTTAAAAGAGCAGAACGTGAATTAGAAATTTTAAGAGAAAGCGAGGAATGATTATGGGATTTAAGGTTGGAGATATTGTAGAGGTTATTGATAATGGATATTCGTTTACAAATAATGAGTATTTCTTTATCGAAAATAAAATTGCTTTAAAAACTGCAACTCGATATACTTATGGCTCTCTTCCCCCCAATGGATTAACTGGAAGAATTGTCGCAATTGGAGACCTTGAGTTTTATGATTACAAAGGAATAGTAATTCAAGATGACACCAATCGGGAGATGTGCTGCTTGGTCGGAGAACCTGGCTTAAAATTTCTTAAAAAAAATGAATTTAAGCCACATCTTGAATGTACGAAGGTTTTTAAAGTCAATTATGGAACTATTGGAAAAAAACAAACCTTGTCGATTGCTACGGAAGACCGTTAAAGGTCGGAGATGTTGTTATTCTATATATTGGAGAAAAGTTTGTAGTTTCAGAGGCTGTAATTGTACACAATAATTACGGTTATTGTTTCCCTCTGGGCTATTCGACTTTTACAGATAAGGAAATACTTATAAAGATAAGAGATTGCGATGAGATTCCAGATGGAGAAAAGGTTGGAATTATTAAATATGTAAAGGAAGAGAGGTAGAAAACATGGCAGAGAAGAATGAAGTAGTTGTACAGGAAGAAAAAAAGGAAGTAGCGGCACATAATAACAAGGTAACAGATTATAGTCTTGGGATTTTTGGAACATCGGATAATTTTGTTATGGCGATGCAGATGGCAAAGGCATTGTCAGCATCAACTATTGTTCCGGCGATATACCAAAACAATTCGTCAAACTGTTTGATTGCTATTGAGCAGGCACAAAGAATGAAAGTAAGTCCAATGATGGTAATGCAGAATCTTTATCCTATCCAAGGAAAGCCTTGTTGGAGCGCACAGTTTTTGATTGCGCAGGTAAACAATAGCGGAAATTATGATATCGAATTGCAGTACGATGAAAAGCAGAAAAACGGTAAGCCTTTTTCTTGCCAGTGTTGGACGATGAAAGCAGGAAGAAGAATTGACGGCATGGTGGTTGACATGGATATGGCAGATGCCGAGGGATGGACAAAGAAAAACGGTTCAAAGTGGAAAACGATGCCACAGTTGATGTTGAGATATCGAGCCGCATCATTTTTTGCAAGATTGAACTGTCCGGAACTTACAATGGGACTTTATACCAAAGAAGAAATTATTGACGGAGATTTTAAAGAATATCCGTTGGAAACGATGCAGGAGCAAGTCGAAAAGGAGATTTCTAACGGTGCTAATTCAGAAGATTTTGAATCGGCAGCAGTTGAACCGGAATTTATGGAGGACGAAGAATGAGACTGATAAGCCAAGACGGAACATTTGATGTTCCATACGATCAAGTAGTAATTCAGCGGTATAGTGATGGCATTTACTGGCTGAATAAAAACCTTATTGGAGTTGAATCGGGAATTTCCGAAGATTTTAAAATCGCTTCTTATTCAAGCGAAGCAAAAGCAATTAAGGTTATGGAAATGGTAAGAAAAGCATGGATAAATGAAACCGTAGAATTTGAGGATAGAATTTGCCATAGAAATATTATTTTTCAGTTCCCGCAGGATGAAGAAATCGAGGTGCAGGAATGATTTTGAAATGCCTTGGTAGCGGCAGTAGCGGTAATTGCTATCTGTTGACTGATAGCAATGGCAAAACCCTTATCCTTGATTGTGGTCTTTCAATCCGAGAGATAAAAAAAGGATTGAATTACGATTTGCGGTGTGTGGCTGGGTGCATCGTTACCCACCACCACAAAGACCATAGCAAGTCGGCAAAAGAACTTGAAGAGATTGGAATTGAGGTTTATAAGCCGTACGAAAAGTGCTGCAAGGCAATGAATTTCAAGAAAGCACCATTTCTTATTTCTACGGTGCCTATGCAAGATAAGGATGGAAAGTTCTGTCACACAAACACGGATGGTAGCGAGTGTCCGTGTTACGGATTCATTATCAGCCATCCAGAAATTGGTAATTTGCTTTACGTTACCGACACGGAGTTTGTCAAGTGGAGATTTAGAAACTTAAATCATATTTTGGTTTCGTGCAATTACCAAAAGAAGTACCTAAGCAAAGTGGCAGGAAAACGAGAACACGTTTTTCGAGGTCACATGGAGCTGGAAACAGTCAAAGATTTTGTAACCGCAAACAATTCAAGCGCATTGCAGAACGTCATATTGTGCCATATGAGCAAAGAATCGGCAGACCCAAAAGAATGTATGCAAGAGGTTGAATCGGTTCTTAAATCGGCAAATGTGGACGTTTCAGAGCCTAACAAAGAATGGATTTTAAAGAAAGGAGATGAATGTCCGTTTTGAAAACAGAAAAAAGAATAAAAAAACTAATTAAGTTTTTGAAAAATGAATTTAAACACGGAATACAGATGTTTAATTCTCCATCTCTTTCAGGTGATGAAAGAGAGGTTATTTATAATCAGGATGGTATAGTTGTATTGCACAGTTATTACTATGAATACATAGAAATATATGGAATTTCTACCAAAGAATTTAAAAAGGTTATGAAAAAATCCGGCGGATATTAAGACAAAAAATAAATTTTAGGAAAGGAAGATTGAAATGATTAAATTTGATAAGAAAAAAGTGGTAATTAAAGGAAACCAAAATGATTTAATTGCACAATGGATTTTCATTGGAAATGCGATTTATAAATCTATGAAAGCGCAAATTGGCGAGGAAACCGCAGAAAAACTAATGAGACGTTGTGCTGAAAATGTTTTTAAATCTGAAAAACAAATTGCGGAAGAAATATTGGAAATTCTCAAAAGAAAACAGGAAAAAGAAAGCGAGGAATCTGACAATGAATAAAGTAATTTTGCTTGGAAATCTTACAAGAGACCCGGAAATCAGATATTCACAAGGGGAAAAACAGATGGCGGTTGCTAGATTTTCCCTTGCGGTAAACCGTAGATTTGCCAAAGACGGAGAAACAAGCGCTGACTTCTTGAACTGTACCGCATTTGGTAAAACCGCTGAATTTGTCGAGAAGTATTTTCGGCAGGGCAGCAGAATGTCTCTTGTTGGAAGAATTGAAAACAACAATTATACCAACAAAAACGGAGAAAAGGTTTATTCCGTTCAGATTATGGTAGAAGAAGTTGAATTTGCAGAAAGAAAATCAGCACAAAGTAACAATCAAGCACAAAATCAGAATCAGCCGGCACAGGCAAATGGTGCAGATGATGATTTTATGAATATTCCAGACGGAATCGAAGATGGATTACCGTTTAATTAAAAGAAATGGGGGAAAACAAAATGAGTAAATCGACATTGGAAATGGCTAGAAATCTGGTCGCAAGACTGGAAGCGGAAGAAAAAAGAAAAAAGGTACAACTTAAAGATTTGAAACTGGGCGAAACTTTTATGATCGGAGAGCATGAATTTATCGTTCTGGAGCAAGTTTTTGAGGTTAATGGCGGTGATTCTGATGTAACAGGTGTTGTATCTAAGAATTTCATGCTTGAAAACGTAGCATTTGATTCAGATGCAAGAAATTATCGTGCTTCCGTTCTGAAAGACAAAATCGAAGATGAAATTTTGCCAATCATTGAAAAAGAAGTCGGAGCAGAAAATATTGTCGGAAACTTATGCGACTTGCGTTCTGTTTGCGGAGAAAACGAGTGTGGAATGTTTATGTCAAAAGTCCGTCCGATGACTTTTGACGAGGTTAGAAAATACCATGAATTTATCAAAAATGAGGATTTGGATGATTGGTGGTGGACTTGCACGCCTTGGGGTTCAGATAAAAATGGCAATGCTAGAACAATCGCCGCGGTTTCGCCGTCCGGCGACTTCGACTGCGTTAATTGCGACCGCAATAGCGGTGTTCGTCCATTTTGTATCTTGAAATCTGACATCTTTGTATCGAAAGGAGAATTACTATGAATAAGAATGAATTACAAAGGTTAGAAGAGTTAGAAAGCAGAGTTGCCATTCTTGAAAAAAAGAATGCTGCAAGAAAAATTCCAAGCGGATTAAAAATCGGAGATACTTTCGAAATTGCTGGAACGACATGGAAAATACTTGATATTACAAATGACGGATATAGTTGTTTGGCTGACAGTATCGGAGAGATGGAGTTTGATTCAGAATCAAACAATTGGGTAAATAGTGATCTTCGTGATTATCTTGTAACAGAGTTTTTGGATAAATTAAAGGAAGAAATCGGAGAAGATAATATTCTTCAAAGAGAAAGAGATTTGTTATCTCTCGATGGACAGACGGAATATGGCAAGGCTTATGAAAAAGTTTCTTTGCTGACAGTTGATGAGTACAGAAAATACAGGAGTCTTATACCAAACACAGAGGATGACTGGTGGTGGCTTATCACACCATGGAGTACACCTTGTAATGATTACAAAACTGGTGTAGCCACGGTTTCGCCGTCCGGCGGCATCCGCGACTTTAGTTGCGGCAGCTATTTCGGTGTTCGTCCATTTTGTATCTTTTCCTCTTCAATCTTTGAATCCGAGGAATAAGTAAATAGCAGAAAATGGGTGGGAGTAAATTTAAAGTTAGGAAGTGATAAGTTTGAGCAGATATCAGAACATTGCAAGGGCAAAAGCAATTGAAAATGAAAACAAGAAAAAATTGTTGAAATTGAATCCAGAACTGAACGATGAAAGCGGAATTTATTTCTTTCTTCGGGAAGATGAAAACGGATTCAGATTTGCTTACATTGGACAGGCGGTAAAGATACTTACGAGATTAGCAAGCCATATGACAGGGTATGAGCAACATATTGACCTTAGTTTGCGTAAGCACAAGTTATATGACGAGCAGAAGAACCCTCATGGATGGAGAGTGGAGTTTCTTAATTTTCCAGAAAGCGAACTTGATGAAAGAGAGAAGCACTTCATCAAATTGTATGCAGATACTGGGTATCAATTAAGGAACGTCAGCCTTGGCGGCCAAGGAGAAAATCGTGCAAGCGGTTCTATCGGAGAAAGAAAAGCACCTAAAGGCTATATGCAGGGCATACAGCAAGGCAAAAAAGTATTAGCAAGGGAATTATCCCATATCGCAGAAAAGCACCTTAAAATCGAAATTAGAGAGGATAAGGCTGGCAACAAGGTGTCACAGAAACAGTATCAGAAGTTTATGGAGTTATTGAAAGTGGGGGATTCAGAATGAATTTACTTGAACACTATGTAACAAACATAACTTATGAAGAACCGATTGAAAAGAACGGGATGTTGTTTTTTAAGGTTGTATGTGATGTTGATTGTTATGGTAATAAAGAGATTCAGAAAGAAGTTTTGCTTACAGAAAATGATTATGCAGAAGTTAAAAGTAAGGGCTATTATTTAGCCTAAAAATCAAAGAAAGGAATGATTTAATGAAATTAAAAGAGTTAAAAGAAAATGTTGCAGTAGATATCAAGTCAGAAAAACAACTTCATTTTTTGCGGAAATTATTGAAAGACGCAGGATATCGTCCTTTTGAATATAGTGTTTGTTTTAATGATATGGGAGAATATCCAATTGTAGGTATTGAACCGGAATCTAAATTGTATTATGAAGTATACAAATTAAGACCGCTGGCTAGTGTTATTTTATTAGAAGATGTTGTCGAGTTGGAGATTGGGGATTTTTCAAATTGTGACGGTCATATGGTAAGAGTTGTTGATATCGACGGCGATGGTAAACCTATTTATAAATGCCGATTTAGAGATAAATCAAAGTGGTTCGCTTTGCCTTGTTTTGTATTAAGCACATTTATTAAATTTTATGCAGGTAAATGTGATTATATTGAACCGGTTAATGATTCGGTTAAGATTGATAACGAAATCATTAAGGATAGCATTGTTTACTACGGAAAAGACGCACAGTCTACAGTTTGCATGGAAGAATGTGCGGAACTTATCCAGGCAATCAGCAAGGAAAAGCGTGGGAAATCAGACAAAAACCACCTTGCGGAAGAAATGGCAGACGTTTTGATTTCAATTGAACTCTTAAAAGAAATCTACGATGTCTCAAACGAGCAGATAAATGAATGGGTAGATAAAAAGCAGAAAAGAATACGATCGAGAATGAAATAACCTACAAATAACAGAACTTGAAGAAAAGGGGGTGCAGCACTCCAATGGGGAATTTCATTAAGATTGACCGAAAAATGCTGGAATGGGAATGGTGGCAAGATATTAACACATCGAGATTGTTTCTCTTTATGCTTTTATCTGCCTACTGGAAAGATGGAAGATATAAAGGTGTTGAGATTCCAAGAGGTTCGTTTCCGGCATCAACCGCCGATTTGGCAAAAGCAACATCGCTTACGGAAAATGAAATCAGAACCGCCGTAAAGCATTTGAAAAGCACAGGCGAGATTACAAACAGAAACCATGGTAAATACACCGTATTTACGGTAGTTAAGTATAATGAGTACCAAGAAAATTACAATCAGAATGCAAACAGAATGCAAACTGTTGACAATCAGATAACGAACACAATATTAAAAGAAGATAAGAATGAGAAGAAAAGAAAGAAAGATAATGTTCCGTATGCGGAAGTTATTTCTTACTTGAACGAAAAGGCAGATACCAAGTTTAAATCTGATTCCAGTAGCACACAGAGATTTATCAAGGCTAGATTTGCAGACGGATTTACTTTGGAAGATTTCAAGAAAGTGATAGATGTAATGTGTGAAAAATGGAAATCTAACGAGAAGATGAAACAGTATCTGCGACCACAGACTTTGTTTGGTACCAAGTTTGAAAGTTATTTGAATTTGTCACCAAAGGATAAAGCACATAGAGTAGAAAAGCCAAAAGCAGAAATTGCTGGAGAAACTAAAGATGAGGAACCGGAAATGTCTGACGAAGAATGGACTGAAATGGAGGCAGGCAAATGAGATATGCACCGTATGAATTCAAGTCGAGCGATGCGTATGATTTTGCCCGGCACGTAGGAATCCTTTGTAAGGAACGAGGGGATGAATTGTTTTTCAAGACTTGTCCGTATTGCAAACCAAGAGCGACACGTGGAAATGTCAATACATTTTCCATCAATCTCAAAACCGGACAACACAAGTGCTTACGTGCAAGTTGTGGTGTTTCTGGAAACATGATAACTCTTGCAAGAGATTTTGACTTTTCTCTTGGAACAGAGATTGACGAATACTACGCACCGAAGAAAAAGTACCGAGAACTTCCCCAACCGAAAGAACCGGTAATTCCAAAACCAGAAGCACTACAGTATTTGGAAAGCCGCGGAATATCGGAAGAAGTTGCAAAGAGGTACGAAATAACGGTGCAGACAAAAAATCCTAACATTTTGGTGTTTCCGTTTTATGATGAAGTCGGAAAACTTAAATTTGTTAAGTACCGTAAAACGGATTTTGACAAGACCAAGGATGCCAATAAAGAGTGGTGCGAGTCAAAGACAAAACCTATTTTGTTTGGTATGAAACAATGCGACACTAGTTTTAAACGACTTGTAATTGTAGAAGGTCAGATGGATTGTTTGGCAGTTGCTACAGCAGGAATAAACAATGTTGTATCTGTTCCGACAGGCGCCAAAGGATTTACATGGGTTCCTTATTGTTGGAATTGGCTATGTAAGTGGGAAGAAATCATCGTATTTGGCGATTATGAGAAAGGGTCTATATCTTTACTGGATGAACTTTCAAAACGTCTTAAAACGAAGATTAAGCACGTCAGAGAGGAAGATTATCTTGACTGTAAAGACGCAAATGAGATTCTTCTTAAATATGGTAAGGAACAAGTCATAAAATGCGTTGAGAATGCGATACCGATTCCGGTAGAAAACGTGATTGACCTTGCTGACGTAAAAGACGTGGATCCGTATTCACTTGAAAAGATACCAACAAGAATACAAGAGGTTGACAAACTCTTGTGTGGCGGCTTGATATTTGGATGTGTCAACTTGATAACTGGGAAATCCGGAAAAGGTAAATCCACTTTGGCAAGTCAGATTTTAGGAAATGCGATTGATTGTGGCTACAACGTGTTTGCTTATTCCGGGGAGTTGCCGAACTTCCTTTTTAAGTCCGCTATAGATTTCCAATCCGCTGGTCCGCAGAATGTGATTGAAGAAAATCGTGGCGAGTATGTCCGTCGCTACGTTCGTAAATCAGCCAAAGAAGAGATTGAAGAGTGGTATCGAGGAAAATGTATGTTATACGACAGAACGATGGTAAATGACGAAGATACCGACCTTTTAAAGACTATTGAACAGATGATTATAAGTCAGAATGTAAGAGTGATTCTGATAGACAATCTTATGACGATGATTAGTCAGACGAATGTCAAAGGAAGTAAGTTGGATTCACAAAGCAATATATCCCATAAATTAGAGGATATGGCTAGGTTCTACAACGTTTGTATTATTTTGGTAGCGCACAAAAGGAAAGATAGTGGTATTGATGATGAAGATATGGATGATTCAATTCGTGGAGATTCCGACATTGTCAATTCCGCTGGAGTAATCATTCATTACAACGTCAACAAGGACGAGGTGGACATGGACGAGTTTCCACGAATTATTGCAGTTACCAAAAATCGTGTGTTTGGCAGAACGAATTACAACGGATGGAAAGTGAAGTTTGATGAAAAATCAAAAAGGATTTATGGAAACAATGACGACCCGGACTATCTTCTTGGATGGAATAAATCAGACGGATTCGTGCAGACGGAATACGAAGAATCGCCATTTACTTAATCGAAAGGAGTGAACACCATGTCAAGTGTGAGAGCGTCAGATATTCCGGAAGAACAAAAAATGTGGACGGATGTCTGGAACTGGAGAAAAAAGTATTACAATCCCGAAAACTCCGATGATTACTGGAAACAATTTACGGACGATGGAATATTTTTGGGGGAAAAGTACGGAAAATTGTGTCAAGACATCGTAATTGCGGTTCTTGACGAAGTGAAAGGGCGGTGGAAAAAATGCTGACAGAGGAACAAAAGAAACTTGTCGAGGAAAACTATAAATTAGTTTCATACGTTATTTTTAGTGTTATGCACTTAGATGACCTTGAAGAATGGCATGGATATGCTTGTATTGGGCTTTGTAATGCAGCAGTTTTGTGGGACAAAAAGAAAGGACCATTTGCCACCTATGCGGTAAAGGCGATAAAGAACTCAATAATCCGTGAAATAAATTATAACGGGAGACAGTCAAGAAAAATTGACGATGAGAATAAATTGTCGCTGGACTATTGCTATTCGGAAGATGGAAGTGTAGAAAATGAAACACTACAGTCGATTATTCCAGATAAAAAGAACCCTGATTGGGGAGAAATTTTTGGAATGCGGGAATTGATTGAAATGCTGGATAACAGAGAGAAGAGATATATCCTACTTCTTATCAAAGGTTATAGTTTTGCTGAAATTGCAAAATCAGAGGGCGTATCACGTCAATGTGTCCATTTATGGGTGCAAAAAGCAAGAAAAAAATTAAAGGAATGGGGTGCTGCTTGTGGTTAGAGAAGAAAACGAATGCCGAGACTGTGCGACACCTGCCTATCCTTGTATGGGCGATAGTTGCAGATTCCTTCACGTCAAACATTACTACTGCGATGAATGTGGCTCGGATGAAGATACGTTGTACATACTAGACGGCGAAGAACTTTGCATTGAATGTGTAAAGAAAAATTTAGAAAAGAAAGGAATTGATTTTGAATGAATAACGCAGAAAGAATCAGAAGCATGACGGATGATGAGTTAGCAGTTTTTCTTACAAAATTCAAAAATACGTTTGGCGAAGAATATGAGGGAGAAAAAAGTTGCCTAGATTGGTTGAAAGAAAGCGAGAAATCACAATGAACAAAAATATTCCAAAAGAAAGATTGTGTTGTAAATATTGTTGGTATTGTATGTGTACAGAAGATACAATAGGTGGTGCTTATTGTTGCGCCGATATTCATGGTTACATACGAGATGTAGAAAATTCGGGAATTTGCCCCGATTTTGACTATGATGATACATTTGAAAGAACGTAAGGAGGTATAAAATGAGCGAAATATGTGGAAACTGTAAATACCATCAATACGAGAAAGAAAGTAAAGGATGGGTATGTTGCAATGACGAGAGTGAGTATTGTGCCGATTGGACGGAATATGAAGATACTTGCGATGATTTTGAAGAAAGGAGAGGTAGTGATTATGAAAAATGAGTGGACTAAGAAGATGGAAAATGTAAAGCCTTGTCCATTTTGTGGAAGTATAAGCATATCCGCAAAACACAAAGATTGCGGGATATATTTGTATAATAGCTTTAATAAGATTCTAAAAATGAAAGTATACTGCTATTGCAATAAGTGCCACGCAAGAAGCAAACCTATCTCTTATTTGGGTAGACAATACGGAGATGCAGAAAAATATGAAATCGGTATATATGATGACAGAATGAAAGAAAAAGCACTTGAAAAATGGAATGAAAGGAGTTAGCAGATGAACGAGAGATATTTATTTAAAGCAAAGCGGATTGACAACGGAGAATGGGTGCAAGGAAATATTCTTTTGGATATTGAAAAGAATAAACCATCTGAAACATACAGAATTTATCCGGTTGACCATGTTGATATTTGCAGGATTGTACCGTAGTATTATCTCTTAATGACGGCGAATTAGGTGTAAAAGTAACGGCAGACAAGCCTATCAAATGTGATTTTGCATCTGGTATGTTTGTGGAAAGTGAGGAATGATTATGACATTGAATGATTTAGAAGACGGAATGGTTGTTGTTTTGAGAAATGGAGAACCATACATTGTTTTGAAAAATGCTTTTTATTATGGAGATATTCTTGCAGGGTATAAGAATTTTTGGGAATTTTATAATACACAAATATCTTTAACCCGTTATAATGCGGATATGACATTTAAGAATAAAAACATGGATCCTTTTGACATAATGGAAATATACGAAAAACCAGAGGATATTTTTCATGCATTTTTTAAGAAAGGTAAACTCATTTGGGAACGTGAAAAACACAAAGAAGTGACAATGCAGGAGCTTGAAGAAAAATTCGGGTGTAAAGTAAAAATTGTAGGAAACGAAGAGGAACACAACGATGTTTGGATTCCATGTAGTGAAAGACTACCAGAAAATGATAATGATGTTCTTTGTTGGTACGAATATAGAATAATGCAAGGCACTCATGAGGGAGAAATGAATCAGAAATTCGAAATCGGATATTATAACAAATATTTTAAAAGATGGGGTGGCGAAGTTTCTTCTGGACGTGATTGCAAAGTTATCGCATGGAGACCATTACCTGAACCATACAAGGAGGATAAGGAAGAATGAATGAAAAACTTAAACCATGCCCATTCTGTGGAAACGAAGCGGAAATGTTGAACTATTCAGAAAATGAGTGGCTTGTACATTGCCCTTCTTGTAGTGGCATGGTTGAGCGTTGGAGAGAGACAGATGTAGAAGCAATAGATCAATGGAACAGGAGGGCAAACGATGGGAAGATTGATTGACGCAGATGAATTAAAATCCAAGATCCAAAAATCAAATTGTAACATCGAACATCTTTGGAAAAAGGTTGTATTGGATGTAATTGACAATTGCAAGACAGCCTATGATGTGGATGAGGTTGTGGAACAGTTGGAAATATATAGCAATAAGGATGAAGCGGAACAACTTGGAACAATTCCAGTAGTGGAGCTTGAAGATGTATTTAAAATCGTGAAAGGCGGTGGAATTTATGAATAGTAGATTGACAGGAAAAATACGGAATGTTGATGGTAGTGCTAGTTCTATTAAACCTATTGCAGATGATAAAGGATTTCCTAATAAGTTTGGCTCTGATGTTCTTACAAAATTAGCAGATTACGAAGATTTAGAAGAACAAGGCAGGCTTTTGAAACTGCCTTGCAAGGTGGGAAATACTGTTTGGGTAATTGCAACACCACTTTCTGTATCTGAGGTTGTTGCTGTTGAGAAAGGCAAAGATTCTGAATACAAAATATATAAGTGCTATGTTGATTCCGTTTTAATACCTGCTAAAGGAGAAATAAAAATGTTTAGAATCATATGCGAAAAAACAAACAACATTGTTAGCGGTTTTATTACCGATCTTTCTTTTGGAAAAGGCATATTCTTAACAAAAGGAGAAGCGGAGGCGAAACTAAAAGAATTGAAAGGAGAATAAAATGTGCGATTTAATTATAATCTTGTGTACGTGGCTTATGATTTTAATTTTGAACTTTGAAATTAGAAAGGTAAAAAACGAAGTCATTGTCTTGAAAAAAGCAGTTGTTCTTTTACTAGACATTGAAAAAGACAATGTAAAGAAAATATTAGGAGGTAAGTAAAGTGGCAAGGAACAAAAGAGCGGCTATCCGCAGAGAACAAAAAGAGCATGACAAAAACAAATTGTCGATGAATGAAAAGCAATGGTTTATCAAGCAGACCGAAAGTGGAATCGGCAAAAGTGCTTTTGAAAAACTCATGCAGAGGTACTATAAGTATGGACACGACAGAGGAATGGAGTTGGCGGCAGGGATAATTTTTCTTGCGTTGCATGAACATTTTGGATTTGGGACAAAGAGAATCCAAACACTTATGAAGTGCATCTCTGACGAATCCATAAAAATGGATGAAGAGCCAACAAAATTCAATGTTGATTGGTACATAAATCAATTAGAAGAAGTTTTGAATGTCAAATTTGAGCAGCAGGAAAATGTGAATCCATTAAACTAGGAGGTGGAAAAGATGAACGAAAAAGTAAAAATGTATGATTCAATACACAAGCCGTCTCATTACACGGGCGGCAGAAAATACGAGCCGAAAGATGTAATAAGAGATTGGGGGCTAAATTTTAATCTTGGTTCTGCCGTGAAGTACATTTCACGAGCAGGACGAAAAGATGACATTGTGCAGGATTTAATGAAAGCAGTAGAGTTTATTAACTTTGAGATTTCGGCAATAAGAGAAGAAAACGGAGGAAAATAGAATGGTTGTTTCTAATTTACAAGTATACGGTCTTGGAAACAGTATCAGAGTTTCGAAGTTTCCAATGCAAGTAGATACTAGCAAGTGCGACTATTCAGTTACAGAAAGAACAAAATCACTTGCTAATGCGGAAAGAGGATCGGGGCATGATAATTTCCTTTGCGGAATTATTGTTCAATTCGATTTAACTTTTTCCAACAAAGCATGGATTGAAGCAGAGCGTTATCATTGGTTCGAGATTGTGTCAAGTCAATCTACCATGCACAAAATCAATAAGATGGATTTTGATTCGTGTTTTAACGAGTATGTGACAGAAAGTACAAAAAAAGAAATGGAACGTCTTAAAAATGAATATGAACAAAATAAGACACCAGAGAATTATTTGAGACTTCTGTACAATTGTCCATCTGGAATCCTTATAACTGCCGGAATCAGTACAAACTATCAGCAGTTAAAGACAATTTACGCACAGAGAAAAAATCACAGATTGCCAGAGTGGCGGGCATTTTGTAATTGGATAGAAAAATTGCCACACAGTGAATTTATTACCGGAAAGGAGTAATGACAGAATCCTTGGTAGACCAAGGTTTACCGCCTAAAGGTGATAAAAAGGCGAGAATAAAGCAGGTTTTAAATTGCGTGAAAACAAATAAGTAGCATTGGAAGCCGTAAATCTGCTATCCACGGAACAAGCAATTCTTGTCGAGTGGTTGTCATGAAACACGTTGTATTATTTAGCGGCGGTGCCGCTAGCAGTTATGTAGCATATTTACTTACGCAGGATAAGAGCATTGATAAAAAGGATATTGTTCTTCTGCATACTCCAACATTAAGCGAGTGTGCAGATTCAGAAAAATTCAGATTGAAAGTTGCAAGGTATCTGAAATTGCCAATGACTGTATGGGGCAGGGGCGAAGATATTTGGGATTGCATAGACAGAAATAGTGCGATTCCCGGACAGTTTATGCCGTTCTGCACCCAGCAGTTAAAGCAACAAATGAAAGAACAATATTACAAATACCTTAAAAGCATTGGGGAAGATTGGATTGAATACGTTGGATATGGTCCGGATGAGTGGCGACGTGTCCAAAAATCAATCGCTAGAAATGAAAAATTAGGAAGAAAAGTCAAATTTCCATTGTTTGAAAAGCAAATATCGTCGGACGAATGTAAAAGAATCATTCAAGACGAATGGAAAATTGAGTTACCGAGTGCCTATAAATCATTAAAGCACAACAATTGCATACCATGCTTTAAGGGCGGTAAAGGCTATTTCTACGATGTTTGGAAAAACTACCCGGAAGAATACCACCGCGCAATGCAGAAAGAAAAAGAAGTCGGCTACACAGTTTTCAAAGACGTTTCTTTGGAAGAACTGGAGCAAAAATTTATCAGCGACAAGGAATGGGAAGATGCACAGATGTCTCTTGAAGACTTTATCCCTTGTGAGTGCTGGACATAAAGGAGAATGGCTTATGAAGAAGTTTTCGGATTTCTCAAAGCCAGAACTTGAATTTTTTATTGCTAATTGCAATTTTACAGAGGATGAAATGAAAGTGTTTGAATGTTTGTCAAAAGGATATACTATAAGACAAATAGAGTTAAAATGCGCAATTTCAGAATCCACAGTTGTTAGGAGAATAAATAAAATCAAGGGAAAAATAGAAAGGATGGAAAAGCAAGACGTGAAAAAAGAAGTTCCTTTGTACGAAAAGTACAATCTTACAGTAGATGAAGCATCGGCATATTTCAACATAGGCTCTGACCGGATAAGATCCATCATTGAGGAAAACAAAAGTGAACTTGTACTCATGGTTGGAACTAAAAAGTTGATAAAGAAGAAAAAAATGGAAGATTTTCTTGACAAAATGATGGTTTTGTAACATTTTGCAAGTTTACATCACTTGAAAAAGAGTATTGCATATGTTATTATACTGACGTGCGATGCTCTTTTCTTTTTGAAAGGAGTAGTCATTATGGTAAAAAGAAAGGATTCAAATGGAAGAGTGCTAGAAAAGGGGGAAAGTCAAAGGAAAAATGGAACGTATATGTATCGTTGGACAGACATATCGAAAAACAGAAGAACGATATATGCGAACACTTTACAGGAATTAAGAGAAAAAGAACTTGAAGTAACAAGGCTCGAGAAAATTTCTAAAATATCTTGGGAAGATGGGAAAATGACAGTCGAAACATTAGTATCAAGATATAAGGAAATTAGCAATGTAAAAATTACCACAAAGCAAAAATACAAGTATTTTGAAACGTTGATGGAAAAAATCGGTATCCTAAACGTTCCAATAAACAAAATCCATACTACAGATGCAAAAATGTATATGATGAAGTTAAGCGATTTTGGGTATTCTTATGGAACTATCCAAAATTTGAAAGCATTTCTTTCGCCGGCTTTTCAGTTGGCAGTAGAAGATGACTACATTGTAAAAAACCCATTTCTTTTCAAATTAAACAAAATCATAGAAGATGACCGAAAAGAAAGGACAAGCATTTCAGTAGGGAAAGAAAAGGAATATTTGGACTATGTTAAAAATAACGCGTATTTTAAAAAATCATATCCAGATATTGTAATTTTACTAAAAACAGGAATGAGGGTTAGCGAACTTTATGGATTGACATTTAAGGACATTGACATTAAAAACAGGAGAATCAACGTAAACAAGCAATTGCACTTAATCAACAGAAAATACGTTCTGATTCCACCAAAGAGCAAGGCTGGAAATAGAATTTTGGCAATGGATGACGATGTTGTACAAGCATTCATAACAAAATTTATGGAACACAGACCAAAAGTTGAGAAGATAATTGATGGATATAGCGGATTTGTCTTTTTGAATCGTATTGGAAATCCAAAGACAAGGAAAAATCTGCAAGTAACAATGATATCAATTAAGGAAAGTGCAAAAAGAGATTTCGGAAAAGATTTTTCTGGAATTACACCTCACGTTTTAAGGCATACGTTTTGTAGCAGGATGATAGAAAAAGGCATGGACGTTAAAACATTGCAGTTGGTAATGGGACATTCAGACATTGGTACCACATTGAATGTATATACGCATAAAACACCGGAAGATGTGGCTAATAAAATGCAGGAAGTAATTTCCGAAAGTGCTGTAAATATGTAGTTTCAAGATTTTTGGTGTAAGGTAAAAAATCGTACACCAAATTTACACCAATTTTCTTAAAATTATAGCAATTTATAGCAATTTATATGAAATTTTAACGTTTCAAAAAGTTCAAAAATAACGTATTTTCGCAAACTTTGCATTTTTAAGTTTAGACGGCGGCGAGATGGTGCGTTCATTCTTAACTGCCGAAATATCGTTGTTTGAATGACGTTAAAATTTTATTGTACACCAAATTTACACCAAATTTTTATAATAAAAGAGCATCGCATTTTTCAAATTGAATATTTTATGACAGTTTTTGGAAAGTTTGTTGACGGTTTTACCGTCTTTTTTTATGCAAAAATATAATTACAAGGAGGGATGCTTATGTTATCCGACAAAACCTTAGAGAAAATTTTTGCACGCGAAGAACTGCAAAGACTTGACATGGCAACGCAGGCATCGGTTGTGAAAGCAATCGAGGAAATTTTGGAGGAGGAAAAACAAAATGCAGATGAACTACAATCCGTATCAGCAACAGCAACAGCCGATGAATTATAACCCGGTTTTTACCAATTATCCGCAGATGACACAGAACATTCCGCAGAGAATCCAGCAGGAACCGCAAATAATGGGGAAAATTGTACAAAATGCGGAAATGATAACTGCAAATGATGTTCCTTTGAATGGATCAGTAGCATTTTTCCCAAAACAAGATTTATCCGAGATTTATGCTAAAAGTTGGACTGCCGATGGTGTGATTCGCACAATGACATTTAAACCGATTCAGAACGAAGAGGTTGGCAATTTATCGACTGAAAGCACGGAAAGCCAAATAGGGGCAATTTTGAACGTTACAGACGGTTTAGAAAAGACCTTGAATGATATTGTAAGCAAGATTGATAATTTGGAAAAAAATCTGGCTAAGCCGGCAACGAAAACAAGAAGTTCTTCTGCTAAAAAGGAGGATGAATAATGAATCCTATGCAATTGATGTTAAATAAAATGATAAATTCTCCGCAAGTGCAACAGAATCCAATGGCTAAAAATGCCGTAAATATGTTGCAAAACGGAGATTCAGAGGGGTTAAAAAAAATGGCAGAAAATCTTTGCCATGAAAAAGGAATCACTACAGACGAAGCAAAACAAACAATAATGAGTATGTTTAAACAAAATTAGTACATTTTGGGGTGCGCACACAATAACCGGTTTCCCATTTGTAAATAAACACAAATGGAGGTACACAAAATGTTCAATTCAGCAAACGTTCCAAGTCTTGCCGATATTGCGGCAGTTACTGGAAACAACAAAAACGATGGAATGTGGGGCGGCGACGGCTGGTGGGCGATTATCATCTTTGCGATCATCTTTGGATGGAATGGTTTTGGCAACAACGGCTGGGGCGGCAACGGCGGATCTGCTGGTGCTACTGCGGCGGCTTACACAGATTCCGCAATCCAGAGAGGATTTGACACACAGTCTATCCTTGGAAAACTGGATGGAATCACTAACGGCATTTGCGATGGTATCTATGCTGTAAACAATTCCATGCTTACAGGGTTCAATGGAATCAACACAAACGTTATGCAGACTGGATTTGGAATTCAGCAGGCAATCAATGCAGACACTGTAGCAAATATGCAGAACACAAACGCATTGCAGTCACAGTTGGCTAACTGTTGCTGCGAAACACGCGAAGCAATTCAGGGTGTAAATTATAACATGGCACAAAACACTTGTGCTTTGCAGAACACCATGAACACCAATACGAGAGATATCATTGACAGTCAGAATGCTGGCACTCGTGCTATCTTGGATTATCTCTGCAACGAAAAGATTTCTTCATTGCAGGCAGAAAACAACGATCTCCGCAGAGCAGCATCACAGGATAGACAGTCCGCATTGCTTACTACAGAGATTGCTTCTCAAACGCAGCAGATCATCAACGCAGTACGCCCAACTCCGGTACCTGCTTATCCGGCATCTAACATTTATGGTTATGCAAATTGCGGATGCAATTCTGGATGTGGCTGCTAATCACAACAAAATAAGTCTATCTTAGTCCAAGATTAGTCTAATAGGACTATGTCTGCAATAGCAGTTTTATCGAAGTTACTAGGGCAGACCAAGTGGTTTGCCCTTATTTTTTATGATTTGGAGGTATAATATTATGGCAGAATACACAGCAATAGCATTACAGAGTGTCGCACAAGGCGAAGACGTAGCATTTACAGAGACGGCGACAAATGGTTCAAACTGTATCGTACACAGAAACGGATCTGGCATTGTCAAACTCCGTGGAATTACAAACCAGTGCAGAGCAAGATTCCTTGCTAATTTTTCTGGAAACATTCAGATTCCTACCGGTGGAACAGTTGAAGCAATTTCCATTGCTTTGGCAGTTGATGGAGAGCCTTTGCAGGCTACAAAGATGATTGTTACTCCTGCGGCGGTTGAAAATTTCTGGAATGTTTCGGCGCAGGTTTATATCGACGTACCAAAAGGTTGTTGCAGCACTGTAGCGGTACAGAACACTTCCGGACAGACAATTGAAGTTCAGAATAGCAATCTTACAGTTGTTAGAGTTGCGTAGGAGGTGGACAATATGGATATCAAAAGAATGCACTGCATGATTGAAAAAATTTCAAAATGTGCTGATGAGCAGTTGGAGCATGGTGTTGAAATGGCTGACACAGAGGAAATGGGAAAAGTCATAGACATGATGAAAGACTTATCAGAAGCCATGTACTACAGAACGTTGACAAAAGCAATGGATGAATCAGATCCAGAAGAAGTTTTGGAAATGTTCGAACGTTACGGAGACGGCGGCAGAAGATACTACGACCATTATCGCTATGCGAACGGCAGATTTGCCCCGAAAGGTTCCGGCACATATCGAAGAGGATATGACGAACCGCCATATTACCACATGACACCGGAAAAGTACCATGAAATGGAAGATATGCGTGACATGGACAGAGATAAGCATGGCAGAATGTACTACACAGAACCGTCTGGTAATATGCACATGAACGAAAGCAATTACGACCGGACAAAACGCAATTACACAGAAACAAAAGAATTGCATAAATCAAATACTCCGGAAGACAAAGAGCATAACATGAAATCTCTGGAAACATACATGGCAGAACTTGCAAGAGATGTTTCCGGGATGGTAAATGATATGTCACCAGAGGAAAAAGCACTCACAAAGACCAAACTTACGGCTCTTGTAAATAAGATTCAGTAAACTATCGGCTGGGGATAGAAATGTCTCCAGCCTTTTTAGGAGGGATATTATGTTTATTATAAACGGAATTTTATGGAATTTGATTTTTGTAAATCCAAACGATGAAAGATTGATTCGCTCTGACGGCTTATATTCGCTCGCAGTTACCGATTGGAATGAAAAAGGTATATTTGTATCAAAAAATCCTAAAGGCTCTTATTTGCGTAAAATAATCGCTCACGAACTATGTCACGCATTCTGCTTTTCATTTGGTGTACATATGCCAATGGAGCAGGAAGAGTATTTGGCTGACTGGATCAGTATTTATGGCACAGATTTGATTTATCTGCTTGATGATATCATGGTTAGCATAAAGAAAGGGAAATGACTTTGAAAGAACTAAATTTTATTTTGGAATACATAAAAAGGACGAATCCAGAGATTACAGAGGAAAAATTACGAAAAATTCTCAAAAATTCAAATAAGTATCTTGTTTCTGCGCTTGCAATAATTTCTAAAAAGTGATAAAATTTTACAAAATATTTAGAAAAGGGATGATTCTATGGAATTGAAAAAGGGCAGAAACAAAATTACAATCAAAGAATACCAAGAAATCAGGTATATCTTTGATATTGGAGAGGAAAACGTAAACCATAAAGAAACGTTAAACATACTTGACAAAATGCTAAACGGAGAAAAAATCGAGGAAAAACTAGTGGTTTCCAAGTTTCGAGACAAATATTGTGTCTTCCGTGGAAACAAAACATTTATAGCCATAAACGACCTTTTGGACTATGGCTTAAAGCGCATACCAATTTTTGACAAAGACAAAATTTTGGGCTATGAAATTACCATTATGGTTGAATATAATTGATTTCTGGTGGACAAAATTATGAAAATATGGTAAAATTGTGTAAAAATTTTATATGGGAGGATTTCATTATGGCAATGATTAAATGTCCAGAATGTGGCAAGGAAATCAGCGATAAAGCCGAAAAATGTATGAACTGTGGAGTAGAACTCACAGATGAATTAAAATTTGCAGGCTATAAGTTGATGCAAGCGAAGAAAGAGGATCACCAATACGGACTTGTGGCAATTCTTTTTGCATTGTTAATTCCAATAGTTGGATTAGTGCTTGGTATTGTTGGAGTGGTAAAGAAAGAGCGGTTTTCTGTTTACGCAATATTCATGTCCGTTCTTGCCTTTATTCTCTACTGGTACATATACTTGCAGTGGTTTTTCGGTTAAAAAATCCAAAACCTTTAAAATAAGGGCGAATCATCAGTTCGTTCTTATTTTTTTTGAATTTTTTTCAAAAAGTGCTTGACTTTTTGTGTGTACGATTATATAATTAGTGTGTGTACAGAAAGTGAGGTGTTAAAATGTCACCACGTACTGGAAGACCGAAAACTGAAAATCCCAAAAACGAACGACTTCACGTTAGAGTAACAAAGGAAGAGAAAGAAAAAATAATGAAATTTTCTTCCGAAAGTGGATTTTCCATATTGGAAATGATACGTGCCGGGATTGAAAAGTTAAAAGGTCAAAAAAAATAAAGTGTTGCTCCGCTACCAACGACAACAACACTTTATTAACCGAGATTCCTCTCTATGCAATATTTTAGCATAAATGGGAGTCTCTTTCAAGAATAATTTGAAAGAGAGGTAAAATATTCATGACAAAGAAAGACAGAATGGAACTGGAAACACTTAGAAATGGAAGAAAGAATCAGTTGAGAGGGATTATATCTCAATTATCATCTGAAACAGAGAATGAAAGCATTTTGCGTGCCATTGCTATTACGTTGGCTACAACGCAGAACAAGGCATTGAAAGATGAAAGAGACGTTTATTCGATTATTGAGAAAGGCGGTGTAGCATTATGAGAAAAAACAAGGAATGGACTTTATATGAAAAAGAAGAACAAAAAATGTTAAATGAACTTGACATACAAGGATATTCCAAAAAGGGTTACATTTACATTTTAGAATATGGGAATATGCTAAAAATAGGTGTTACTTCAAAACCGTATTCTAGGTTGAAAAGTCTTTCAAATTTAGCAGAAAAATATTCTAACGTTAGCATAGGATTGATGGCAATATCTCCTATTCACTACAACTACTATGAGAACGAAAAGCGGTTACATAACTTTTTCTCCGCAAAAAGGTTTAAAAATGGAGAATTGTTTTGTTTAACAATAGAAGAGTTTTTTGATTCAATAGAAGAAGTTAAACTTGAATATGTAACAAAATTTGAAGATAAAATCGATCACGAAAAATTTATTGAAAACATTTTACATCTTGACGAAAAAATACCTAAAGTAAATAAAAGCCATTATATAATGTATGTTTGCTGGGAAGATGAATTTGCTTCAAGAGCATTTTATCTTTTTATAGAAAAGAAAATTGGAGTTGATGATTTTTTAAAAGGACTTTTTTCTTTTCTGAATGAACGTTTTGATATAAAAAAATTATCAAATGAGTACAGAAGTGAAACTAATTCTGAAAATTTTAATATTTATGATTTGTGTAGTTATTTTCCTGAATTACGCGATTTAGCAAATGAGTATTTAAGTATGTTGGAAAATAATTAAATCATGTATGGAAAACCAGTAAAATTTAAGGCAGGATCCTAAAATGGATCCTGCCTTTTCCAATTTTTCGAATACGAATTTCGTACGCACAAAAAAATTTTGCAAAGAAAAAATAACCCCCCTAGGGTACAAACAATCTGAAATTTCAGAACGAAAAAATTTCACATTTTCGATATCTCGATTTTTTTAGTCAGTTTTTCAGAAAATCTCAAAAGTGAAATTCAATCGTCCAATTCCGGCATGATCTGGCGCGCACGAACTTCTATCATGTGCCGCGTCTCCAAGTCCAGCGACTGGAACGTCGGGACCATCCCAAAAGATAGCACCATAACAAGCGCAGCAAATGCGTTTGCGTCTATCTCCAGCCTTTGCCGATTATATGCGGTTATTCCGATTTCTTCGGCGGTTTTATAGCCGCCAAGCCAGTATTTTTCATTGGTTATATACTGCCAAAGATGGCGCAGCTCATGTGCTACGGCAAAATAATAGTCTTGCTCTGTCTCCATCCGGTCGCATAAATACAATGTCGGCACGTTCTTTTCAATTGCCAAAACTGCCATCCTTGTATTATTTTCGAATACGCGAAAATCGTCCGAAATGTTCGGGACTGGAATTTCCAGAACACCGCAGACCTCATTTATAAACTCCTTCAAGTCGTCATTTATCATTTTATACCTACTTTCGGCACTTATAGGCACGATCAGCTATGCCAAACGTGCCTATAATACTTATTTATTATTTTATTTAAACGGACTATGAGCGCTTCTATTGGCACCCTCAATCATTCTTTTTGCTTCCATTTTGGCAAATTCATTATCTAATAATTTTGCACAAAAATCAAAGTTGCCAATATTATAGATTTTATGGATCTGTTCCCCTTCTCTCACAAAAGTTGCGATCCCTTGAATCGCTTCCGACTTTACGCCTTTTTCTGATATAGATACAACGTTTTCAATATCAAAACTTACCCAAATTCCGTTGACTGTTACACCGTTAATATGCATATTCTGCGATTCTGTTCTCATAAATATCATCCTTTCTTTACTCGCTGCAAATTTTGCAACGAAATTTTAACCCCCCTGGGGTAGTTTTCTTGCCAGATTTCAAACCGAAAAAAGTTCACAATTTCAAAAATTGCTTTTTCTTGTTCGGTTTTTTAAACTGCTACCAGAAGAAACCCAACCGGCAAAGATTGAGCCGCTCGACTAAAGCCATTCGGGGCATGGTTCTATATGCCCTCATTATACCACATTTGGCAGACTTTTACAAGCCGAAAAGGGCGGATTTGCCGCCCGTTGGCTTATTTTCTGACTTTGGAAATTTCATTTGCAATTATTCCTTGTTCAATGAAATTTCGCAAAACGCCCTCGCCCAGATGCTCGATATAGTATTGCGCCAATGTCTGCGTGTCAAAAGATTCTAGCGTGCTTCCGATCTCGGCATATATATGTGGTCCTTTGTCTCGGTTCTTAATAGCGGCATCAATTGGATTTTTTGGATCTTCTTCCTCTACCTCTTTGACTGCTACAAGTCTATCTACTCGCATTGTCCGGGTGTACTCGGTTCCCGTCTCATCTGAGACAATGAGACATTTAACACTCTTTCCGCTCTTGGTAGGCTCAACTTTTTTAATTGTTTCGGTAAAGCCGAAATTCCAAACGGTAACAATTCCCGGTTTGAGATCTCCCGCCGGTATCGCTTTTTGTGGGGAGTGGATCCCCTGCAATTTTATACTTGCCATAATAATCGCCCTCCATTCTATTTGTTTGGCTTGTCTCATCAGTGGCAAGGTTGCCATCCTACACCAGACCGCCCGCGCTGGGCGGTTTCGACTATTTGCAAATTCTACGGAAAATATCAATTGTGAGTTCTGCGGCGGCTCTTTTTCTGTCGCTCCAGTATCCGCGGCGTTTACTTTTCAATGCTTTTTCTGCCTGCTTGAGATTTCCAACGCCACAATGTGCCGCCTTATACAGTTTTTCCCATTCATTCGGGGTGACTTTTACCGCTTTGAGCGTCGACAAGTTAACATGATAATCCTCTTTATCTCCTGGGTGTAAGTCCTCACAAACAGGAATATATTCATGTGTCCCCATGTTTTCGCCAATATTCCAGACGAAAAAGCCAGCCGGGATTTTCTCAACGATTTCAAAAACGTCCGTTTTTTCGCAGAGTGTAGAAGTGCTATAGATTTTATTATTTTCAATTTTTATCATATTATTGACCTTTCTAGCCTATCTCATCAGCGCCGGGAGGCTATCCCGCGGCGGACGCTCCGGAGAGCGTTTCGAAATTATTTCCAGTCAATAAAAATTGCTTGTTCCCTTTCTTCAATTTCAACTTCGTTTTTTGGGAAAATTATTTTTCTTTGGCTACATCCTGGAAAGTTTCCGGCTGCCAAAATTACGAAATTTTCGACATCCTCGCGCAATTCCTGTACGCCTTCTATTTGCTTTCCTTCAAAAAAAATTTTATTCATAATAATTACCTCCTATTTTTCAACCGGAACAACGACGATCCCGGAGTTATTCATTTTTTTGACTTCTTCGGCGGTCAATTCCTCGGTTCCAATCTGGAAGCCGCCAATATAAATTTTATATGTTTTCATTTTCAAGATCTCCTTTCCTTTGATCTATAACCATTGTACACTAATTCTAGTGAATTGTCAAGAGAAAAACACTATTTTTCGTGAAAAAATATTGACTTTTTTTTTACGTTGCTTTATAATAAGAAAAAAATAAAAGGAGGTACAAAAATGCTAGAATATAAAATTGATGTAATTAAGGAACTCGCAAATATTGGGATCAATTCCAACGTGGCGCGCACGTCTGGAATATTTGGACAATCGACAATGGCTAAATTTAAGAAGGGCGATACTTCTATAACGCTGGATAATCTTAACCGGCTTTGTTGCGTTCTGGAAATGCAGCCGCGCGACGTTTTAAAGTTCGTCGAAACAGATCAAGACAGAGCCGAGATCATTTCCAAAATACCAAATAAAAAAGTTTGATTTTTTTTAAAATTTAGGTATTGACAATTCACTAAAATTAGTGTATACTGAATATATCAAATAGAGAAAGGCACGCCGCATAGATCGGCGCGGATGGTGGTAATTATGAAAAAGTTTAATAATTCCGAAAAATTAGCGGGGGAAATGACAATTAGAAGCCTTAGCGATAAGGCAGCAGAGTTTTACAACGGATCCGATCCGCTGGATGTCTTCGAGTACGAAGAGAACGGAGCCAAGTTATACGCTTATTCCGGAGCCTTTGGAGAGCGTGACGGCATGACCTTCGAAGAACTCGAAAGAGACTTCGAAGAAATGCAAGAAGAACTCGAGGAAGAAGAAGAAGAAGAGGAAGAGGAAGAAAAATATAAAATCATTAAAACAAGAAACGGCGATTTTTTCGACAATTTGGAAGACGCAAAACAAATAGCAATTCTAGAAGATGCTCTTGATAGATCTGATTTTTTGGGAAAAGATGAAGAATGGGAAAGTTACTGCCAGCAATTCAAAGAATATCAAGCCAGAATTGCCGACGCGAAGACATTGGAAGAACTCGCCGACGCTTTAAATGATTATACTGACATTTTCGGCGGTGGTAGCACTTGGGAAGTTAAAGAAGTTTAATTTTCCAAAACAGATAAAAAGGACCGTTTCGGCGGTCTTTTTTATTGCCTAAAATTGGAAAAAATAAATGTGGCAAATTCAGCAACTTAACAAACATAATTACAATCATTTAACGAACAGAATTACAAACAGAAAAGCACCGACAAAGTACCGAATTTTCGCAGTTTCCAGGCAATGGAAAATTGCAATTTAACGGGCAGAAATGCAATCAAATCACAAACAGAAATGCAATCAGATTACAAACAGAACGAAAGAAAATGAGAAAAAGAAAAGAAAGAAGCAAAGAAAAGAATAAAGAGTAAAAGAAAGATATTAAAAGAAGTAAAGAATATATATATATTATATAATAACCTTGAAAAGCTCGGTTATTATATAATATCTGTCGGGCAGACCCGACCGCGGCAGACCGCCACAAATAAATTTTTTTAAAAAAATAAAATTTTTCATTGACAAATGAGCAAAAAAGGGGTCTATTAAAAGTATAGGACAACACAAGCCGACCAGATCAGACCAAAGCGGACGAGGTCGGATAAGATAGATCAGATCAGACAGATCCGGGCAGAATAAAGTGGGCTGTGCTGGAATCATTCAGGAGGTGGCTAATATGGCAGAAAATGGAAATACCGAAAAAATCGAATTAGAACAGATCGAGGCGGAGCAGATGCCGGAAGTTTACGACAGCCAGATAGCCGCCTGCATAGATGAATATTGTAGGCTGAAAAAACCGCCAATAAAAGACATGAGCAAAGAACCACAGAATATATGGAATGGTGCTTTGATGTATACAAACAGATGTTTGTTTAAAGACAGGGATATTTTAAGAGATAAACGAAATATTGAAATTCCTGGAGCAGTTCAGAAATCCAACTGCAACAGATACGATATAGCAAAGCTCGAGAAGGTGCTGGAATCTTACGCCTATTTGTGTGTTATGAATGATAAAGAGATATCAAGGGCAGGATTTGCATTCCTTACAGGGATTTCAAGTGATGTGATTAACGCTTGGGCGACGAATAAGCCGGGGAGATTAAGCGATGCCCCTTATCGCCTCACGCAAAAAATAGACGCTTTGCGTGAAGAATCTTTAAGCGCCAAACTGTCAACGGCTGGAAATAAGGCCATGGGAATTTTGGCTATTCTTAATCACCAATTCCGCTGGAATCTGCCAGGAGTATCACGGGAGAATAGCCAGCGCGCCGCATTGGGTGCAGCTGATTTACCAAAGTTGGGAGAATCTGCACCGGTTCAAGTGCTGGAATCGACAGAAAAACAAGATATTGTGGCAGAGGAAGAAAGGACCACTATATATTGATTTACTCTATTTGACAAACTATGGTTTGTCCAAGAGAGCTAAAGAAAGCAAGCCAAACCCGAACAGATGAGCGGACGTGGCAGGGATTCGAGCGGATCCGCACTGGATGGACTGGAAGAGGGGGAGGGGGTCTATATACGAACGTACGTTCGACCTATTAAGTCCCCCAAATATCCCCAAAAACAAAAAACGGAGGTTGAGCCGAATGAGAATAGTTTCGCAAAACCAAGATATATCTATCCCGTTAGACAGAGCAGTATTGAGACGAGATGGGATGACAATAAATGCCGAGTTAGAAAACGGTAAAAATTATTTGTTAGGCGCGTATGAATCAGAAGAATCCGCGCAGGAAGAATTTAATCGAGTGAGCGCACTTATAAGTGCTGGACACTTGAACATAATACTAGGTAGTTAGAATTTTTTGATATAACTTGTCCTTTTTCTTTACACCGTGCAGGTCGGTCAAATGTCTGTACGGTTTACGGGGCTTAGCCGAGTTCCAAACTGTGGAAATCAAACACCGAGATCAGCGGTGCCGTGACAGTCGGTATTGGGTTGAAATACCTTTTTCATAATACCTCATATTTGATTTCTGCTGTGGTGGTCAAATGTCATGGCAGAATTTAGGCAGGTTTAATAGTTCCTCCCTATTGATGATGTGAAAATCAAGTTTTGCTTTTCATGGCAGAGCCGTTATAGCCGGTGGTTTTTAGAGTTTCTCATTACATGGGGAAACGCTCCTTTCAATGATGTGTGTGCGTGTATTTTGTCATTTTCATCACGCACACAAAACGGATTGCCACATACTTGACTGGATGCATTTGGGAAGAGATGTGTCTGGTCTCGTGGGGTAAGAGGTTCGAATCCTTGCAATCCGATTATCGCCTAAGCCGAGTAACCGACACGGCGATATACTTTGGTAGTGGTGACAAGGTGTCAGTCTACTAAAAAAATCAAATAAGGACAAGCCAAGGAATTATTCAGAGTAAACAATCTTTTTATCGTTCATGACTTGGCTTGTGTTGGATGATGCAAGGGGCAGGCAGCGTATTTTTATTCTTTACCGAGATGTCAAGGATCCTGATATATTAGGCGAGAATGAATTTATGTGATTGTTGCGCGCAAAAGGTCAGCCGTGCGGTTCAAGTCCGCACTCATCCAATTGCACAAATTGTGCAAATACTCTCTATATTTTTTTATTTGAGCGTCAGAAAAGACGATAAAATCAAACGGTGCCAAATGGCACCTATGACCGTATCTGAACGACACACTACTGTAGTTGGGCTTTATCTACTGTAGTGAAAAGCCCTGGATGCGGTCATTATGCAAGTGTATATGCCATGAGGGGCAATTTTGAATTATGGGTTCGAATCCCATCACTTGCGTTGTTGCCTTATACTATCAGGGCAACAGAACCCCATTCATTATATTGCATGGTCGTTGCTGGAATCCGGCAAGGTAAGAAATCGGCAGATTCGCCATGCAGATTCCGCAAATTAAAGGAGTGAAGAAAAATGGCAAAAGGCGTACACAAGATTGACAAGGAAAAATTTTATTATGCGTACAATCAATGGGCGCAATGCAAAATGAGTATGACAAAAGCGGCAAAGTACGTCGGAGTTAGCCCGCCAACAATCAGTAAATATTTCTGGAAACTTATAAATGGTGAAGAGTTCCCGGATAATTTGTTTTAAGGGGAAAGTGCAGGAAAGATTTTGAGAGGTTTATGAGAAATGATTATGAGAAGAATGATTGATTTTGTAAAATCTTGGATTTATTATCCCAAAATGATTAAATACCTAAAAGACAGATGCGGAATAGATTATTATTGTTCAAGATTAAGATATTCTTGGTGGCATTGCCATGCAGGAAAATTAAAATAATTTGCTGATTATCAGCGGAAAGGAATCATATTATGAAAAAATTATTTGTGAGCGTGCCTATGAAAGGCAGAACAGAAGAGGAAATCAAAGCAAGTATACAGAAAATGAAAAAAATTGCTGAAATCTACGAGGGCGAAGAACTGGAACTAATTGACAGTTACATCGAGGACAATCCACCGGAGAACAATAATCAGGCAATTTGGTATCTTGGTGAAAGCCTGAAAAAGTTGTCAGAAGCAGATGTGTTTATTGGAATCAATGAGAGTTACCAATGGAGCGGATGCCAGATTGAAAGAGAAACAGTCTTGGCATATGGAATCAAAAATTATGCAGTCCCGGCGAATTATGTAATTGAAAAATACGATGAACTTCTTGATAAATTACATCCGGTTTGTTGCAATGAAGCATCAAATTATTAAGGAGGTTATAACTATGTTTACAATAGTACAATGGGTATTTTTAGTGCTTTTAATTTTGATTGGGCTTGGTATAAGTGTTGTGTTTTTGGCAGATAAAGATACTAGAATTGCTGGCTTGGTAATTGTTTTTAGTACAGTTGTTGTTACTGTTTTGCTTGCGATTTTTTTACACTGGTACAACACATCAACCGCAAGCGGAATCAGAGGCATGAAAGATTTCCGGTCAAACCTTTCAAATGGTATTGAGCGAGAAATTACGATTACCACGGAAGATGGTAGAGAAGTTTTTCACTATCAAGGGAAAATTGATGTAGAAAGCGATCATACCGATAATTACATCAAGTTTGAAAGTGAAGACGGAAAAAGGTACATAATTTACTATGGTATACAAGACACTGTAAAAATTATTGAAAAATGAAAATAAAAAATTAACCGACTGAAAATAGATTCAGCCGCTAACCTAAAAAAAATATAGGCGGAAGTAAACACACTTCCGCTTTCTGTGGAGGTGCATCTTTATGTCAGCCGAATTGCGGCAAAGAATCCAAGAATATGAAAATTACATAAAGCAAAATGGCATTGACGAAGATGCTATTGAAGCATACGTGCAGGCTTGTCAAGTAGCCATAGAGAGAGAAAAAGATATCAAGTATGGATTGATACTCACTAGTCGAGCAAAAGAGATTATAGAGCAATTTATCAAGGATTCAACCGGGGGAAATTCATGGGACCTGGAAAAATATTGCTTTGAAAACGATGTTTCTTACGAAATCTTAGATAAACTGTATGAGGTTTTGCTTTTGGAGGCGAGAAACAAGGTTGTTGATAGTTTTTTCAGGTACATTGAGAAGAAAAGATTGCCGAAAGAGCGGTTTTATATGCCGCGAAGAAAGCAATTTATAAAAATTGGTCTTATAGATGCGTTGCAAGGGATGATAGATGACAAATACGACATTTTGTGTATATCTCTTCCACCGGGGACTGGAAAAGCGCAGCCAATGTATTCAAAAGTGCTTACACCGGACGGATTTGTGAAAATGGGAGATATAAAAGTTGGTTCAAAAGTTGTCGCTGGAAATGGAAACGTTGCCAATGTCGTTGGAGTTTATCCGCAAGGAAAACGAGATATATATGAAATGACACTTGATGATGGTTCAAAATGCCGTTGTTCTGACGAACATTTATGGACCGTACAAAACAGAGAAGATCGTGTCTATGAATCTAAAACAGGAGTTCATAGACAAAGAACAATTACATTGTCTGATTTGATGAAAAAATTGACCGTAGAAAGCGGAAAACGATCTAATTATTCAATCGACTATGTAAAACCGATTGATTTTCCACAAAAAGAGTTGTTATTGCACCCATATGTAATGGGAGCATTACTTGGTGATGGTGGATTGTCTGGTGGTTCGGTTCGATTTTCTACATCAGATATGGAAATTGTTGACAGGATGAACCGCTATCTTCCAAACGGATATAGACTCAAACATGTGTCGAACTATGATTACGCAGTTGTTGGACATGAGGGGAACAATACAAAAAATGGAAGCCTTGTTTCTATTGCATTGAAAAAATACGGATTGTTTGGCAAAAAAAGCGAAGATAAGTTTATACCAAATGATTATCAGCATGCTTCAAATGAACAAAGATTATGGTTATTGCGAGGTTTGCTAGATACAGATGGAAGTTGCGAAAAAACAAGTATTGAGTATACTACGTGTTCTGAAGAACTGGCGCAAAATGTCAAAGACTTGGTGCATTCGCTAGGAGGATATGTGCATGAAACAGTTAGGAATTCCGGATATAAAAAAGACGGAAAATTCATTGAATGCAAACCGTCTCATAGGCTAACGATACAGTTTTTCAAAGAAAACGAATCTGTATTTGCACTATCAAGACATAAAGAAAAATACAATCCACAAAGAAAAAATGTAAAGCGATTTATAAAGTCAGTTGAGTATATCGGTAGAGAAGAATGTCAGTGCATTATGATTGATGATCCGTGCCACTTGTATATTACGGATGATTATATCATTACGCACAACACGACGATTGAAAAGTTTTTCCATTCTGCCGTTATAGGCTGGTATTCGAACGGATATAACCTTTTTTATTCACATAGTGGAGATATTACCAGAATGTACTATGATGGCGTATATGACATCGTAACGAACGCAGACGAGTACACATGGAACGAGATATTTCCAAGGCTTAAAGTAACAAGCACAAATGCAAAGTTGGAAACGTTTAACGTCGGAAAGTATAAGCCGTTCCAGTCTGTTCAATGTACGTCCGTTGGAAGTAAGAATGCCGGAAAAGTGCGTGCGAATAAATTTTTGCTTGTAGATGACATGATTGGTGGTATTGAAGAAGCATTAAATCCACTTTACCTTGATAAGTTGTGGGGAAAATATGCTGTAGATGCCAGACAGAGAAAGATTCCGGACGAAGATGGAAACCCATGTAAAGAGATACATATTGCTACTAGGTGGAGTGTCCGCGATGTCATTGGACGCATTATACAGGCCTATGAGGGAAACAAAAGAGTAAAAGTAATATCAGTACCAGACATTGATCCAGTAACTGGAGAGAGCAATTTTGACTTTGAGTTTGGTGGATATACTGTAAAAGATTTTGAAGATATACAGTTACTTATGGACGAAATCTCTTATCGTTGTTTATACAAGCAGGATCCAATCGAGCGAGAAGGCTTACTGTTTCCAGAAGACAAGATTCGAAGATATCTCAATTTGCCACACGGAGAACCGGAGATTATTACCAGTCAATGCGACACAAAGGGGAAAGGAACAGACTATTTTGTACTTCCGGTATTACAAAAATATGGAGAAGATTACTATTGCGTCGATTGTGTGTGTGATAATACGGCGGATTATGAGATGCAGTATGAAAATTCCGCTAATGTGCTGGTGAATAATCAAGTGCAGGAATGCGAGTTTGAGAGAAATGCTGGTGGAGACCGCGTTGGTATGGAAGTAAATAAACGTGTCGAAAGCAAAGGATGGATATGCAATATTACAGACACACCGACAGAGACAAACAAAGAAGCAAGAATTTTCCAGTGTTCTAACTGGATTTTACAGCACGTAATATTCAAGGATCCATCATTGTATAAGCCTAACGAACCATATGGAGTGATGATGTCTTTGTTAAAACAGTATTCTGTTTCCGGAAAAAAGCAGTTAGATGATGTTCCAGATGTGTTTTCTAACTTTGCGTTAAGGGTAACTGGTGGAAACAAGACAAGAAAAGCAGTTATTATTGCAAGTCCGATATAGGAGGGATGTTATGACAACAAAAGAATATTTGAATCAAATAAACCGATTGAATCGGATGATAAATAACAAATTGGCAGAAATAGCACAGTTAAGGGAATTGTCTCGTAGCATTTCTTCTGTGTCAACCGAAGAACGAGTAAAAAGCACACCAAACTTTGATCGTATTGGAAACACATATGCAAAAATTGATGAAATGGAAAAAAATCTTGATAAGATAATTGATGATTTTACTGAAAAAAAACAAAAAATCATTAGTCAAATCGATAGTATGGAAAACGAAAACGTTTATAATGTGCTTTTTTCCCATTACATCGAAAAGAAATCGTTTGAAAAGATTTCTGTGGAAATGGATTATTCATACAGACAAACGATTCGGCTTCATGGAAAAGCATTGCGGCAATTTGAAGAAAAATTCGGCGATGAATATTTGTGAAAAAAAATAAAAGATGTCATGGAATGTCACATATGAGTTGTGATATTATTATACTAGGAAATAAAGAAAGTTTTTGGCATCGCGTATTGCGGTGCCTTTTTTATTGCAAGGGGAAAGGCATATGGTTACAGTATATTGTCCGCAGTGCGGAAGAAAAGTAGGAAGCCATAACGGAATCACAAAAATGAACTTGGCTTTTAATTGTAAAAAGTGCAAGAAGAGAATTTTATATGACCCGGTAACGGCAAAAGTAACAGTAACGAAAATGCTTGAACGAACGACTTCAAGCGGAATGAGATTTGTTTAGGTGGTGTGACAGTGAATACAGGAAGAATTGTAATTTATACAGACGCGGAAGAAATTACAAGCGACAATATAATATCAATTTTGCGTAATGCCATTATAGAGCATGACGTAAATTCAGCAAGAATACAATATCTTCTTGACTATGATGCTGGAATACAGCCTTTGCAAAGAGTAAAGCAAACAAGAACGGATATTGATTGCCAGTGCGTTGATAATGTTGCAAATGAGGTTACGGAGTTCAACCTTGGATTCAAGTGGGGAAATCCAATATCTCTTGTTCAGAATGGAAACGGAGAAGATGAAAATTTAACAAGTGCTATTGCTTCTCTTAATAAATGCTATGAATCGCAAAATTCACGACAAAAGCAACAGGAGTTGGCAAGATACGTTGAAATCTGCGGTGTTGGATATGTATACATTGACATAAACACGGAATGGCAAGATGGGGAAAGTTACTTTACATATGACGTATTGGACCCAAGAACGACTTTTGTTGTTCGATCGCTTTACTATAAAGACAAAAGAGTTATTCTTGCCGGAACATACCGAAAAGAAAAAAACTCAAATACAAGGTATTATACTTGCTTTAGCAAGGATTTTAGATATGAGATAACAGATGGATTGAAAATCACAAATGGAGAGGCAAAAGAAAAAAACAAGTGGGGCTTTTTAAACCGAAGTGGAGAAGAAAACCCATTACACAAAATACCGATTATTGAGTATATACGATCTTATGATCGCATGGGATGTTTTGAAAGGCAAATTTCGGAAATGGACAATCTGAATCTGCTTATTTCAGACTTCACAAATGATGTAGAGCAAAACACGCAGGCAATATGGCATGGAAATGATGTTGATTTTCCAAAAGAAATAATAAAAAACGAAGATGGAAGTGTAACAGAGGTTGATAAAAAGCCAAGCACCAATGAATGGGTTTTGACATATACATCAAAAGACGGAAGACAGCCTTATATCAATCCTCTTGCCGTAGATTATGATTATTCTGGAATGCTTAATAATATGCAGGCAAGACGACAATTGATACTTCAAAAGTGTAATGTTCCGCAGAGAAATGACAATTCCGGTGGAAGTACAGGAGTTGCAATGAGTGATGCTACTGGATGGAGCCAAGCAGAAACAGCCGCGGCAAAACAGCAGTTGATTACAGACGGAAGTAAAATGGATGAAGTGAAAGTAGTTCTTTCTGCGATACGCGAATCTGAAAACGTATCACAGGATGATCCGTTGCTGAAATTGAAAGCAACAGATGTCCAGCCAAACATAAAGAGGCAGAAAACTTACGAAATGTCAACCAAGGTAAACGCGATGGCAACGCTGTTAAGTCATGGATTCAGCCTTAAAGATACGGTAGACGCGATACCGTTCTTTGATGATCCAAACGATGTTATTGCCAGAAGTGAGAAAATGGTTGAAGCATACCAAAACAGTATCATAAATAAAGATACGAGCAATCAAGCAGAAGGCGGCGATGGAGAACAAGCACCTAACAAGGACCGAATAATGCAAGATTTGTCCGACCAGACAGAAAACAGTCCAGTCATAGATAAAAGTAGAACAGATAAGTAAAACGTAGTCACTAGAAATTTCTGGTGGCTTTTTTATATGCGCTAGAGAAAGCGCGTTATAAATCTCGCAGAAGTTAGAGAAAAACTATAAAAAGCAGAAAGAAGAGGTAATAGACATGGCAGAAACAATGAATCAAACAACAGAAAATCCAGAAGTAGAAAATCCAACGGTAGAAGATCAGAAAAATATTGATACACCTACAGTTGAAGAACTTATGGCGCAGTTAGCCAGCGAGAGAGCGGAAAAAGAAAAGTATAAGAATGCTTCAAATAAGGCAAGTTCAGAAGCGGCGACTTACAAGAAACAGTTGCGATCAAAACAGACCGCGGAAGAGCAGGAAGCAGAAGCAAAAGCAGAAGCGGAGAGAGTGCAGAAAGAAAAATTTGAAAGCATGAGCAAAGAGCTCAATCACATTAAAGCAGTAAATGCTTATCAGAAAACAATAAGCGATGAAAATGCGATTGATACGTTGATTGATGCAATTGCAGATGCCGACCACAACGTCATTTCAAATGTCATTGAAAATGAAGTTCAAAGACGCATGAAAGAAGCAAAAGCGGAATGGTTAAAATCAAGACCGCCTATCAATTCTGGTGGTGGAGATAGTTCTGTTACGCAGGAGCAATTTAACAAAATGGATTACTACCATAGAGTAGAGTTCAAAAATAAAAATCCGGAACTTTATGAAAAGTTCACAAAATAATTGGAGGTAATAAGATATGCCACAGACAAAATTAGCAAACTTAGTAGATCCGGAAGTTATGGCAGATATGGTGTCTGCAAAACTTCCAAAAAAGATTAAATTTTCCCCTATCGCAAGAATTGACACAACTCTTGTTGGTAGACCGGGAAGTACAATTATTGTACCAAAATACGCATACATCGGAGATGCGGAAGACGTTGCCGAGGGCGTTGCAATGGGAACTACCGTACTTACAACGTCCACAACGGAAGCAAAGGTTAAAAAGGCTGGTAAAGCAGTAGAATTGACAGACGAATCTGTTTTGTCTGGATATGGAGATCCTATGGGTACTACCATCGACCAGATTTCAAAATCTATCGCGGCTAAAGTAGATAACGATTGTTATGATGCACTTTGCGGTGCTTCTCTTGTTTACAACGGAATGTCAGCAAGCATTAGTTATTCTTCGGTTGTGGCGGCAAACAGTAAGTTTGACGATGAGAGTGATCAGTCGCTTACAAAGATTATGTTTATCAATCCGGCGCAGGAAGCAACACTTTTGAATGATGCAGACTTCAAGAGTAATGACAAGTACCCGTTGAACGTTATTATGAACGGAACAATTGGATCTATTGCTGGAGCGCAGGTTGTTAAATCCAAAAAGGTAAAACTTATTAAGTACACAAAGAACGCAAGTGGAACAATTGAGATCTCTGCCGATACCGTTGAGGAAGACAGTACACATATTCATCTTTCCACTGCACTTGCACATACCCTCAAAGAAGATTTAAAGATTGGAGACAAAGTAAATGCGGTTGACGCAGAATACTATGCGTGTCCTATCGTTATCGTGTCTGCCGAAGACCCGAACGAGGATCCGGGCTCAGATGGTGTTTCCGAGGAAGAGAGTGCACTTACGATTTACATGAAGAGAAGCGTTGAAATCGAATCCGATAGAGACATCCTTGCAAAAACAACGGTTATTTCTGGAGACGAACATTATACTGCCGTTCTTAGCAACGATTCTAAAGTCGTTTTGGCTAAGTTCAAGGCGTAAGAAAAGGCGGTGTATTGTTTATGCTATTGAGACGACATAAGATCAATGCCGCAAGGCAGAGTGAAAATGTAACGGCTGATAGTGTTAGACAGGACATGGTATATGGTAATGAATTAGATTATGAGCCGGAGAGCGATAAGTTTTCCGGCTCTTCTAAATACACCAAAACCATGATTAACAGAATGTCTACATCTGATTTACAGTCGCTTGCAAAAGAACAGGAAATTGAAAATGCAGATGAAATCAGCGGTTCGGAATTGAAAAAGATGCTTATTGAAAAATTTGATTTGTAAGAGGTGGATTCTATGGAAGAATACAGTATTTTGGAACAAGTCAAAATCAGATTAGAACAATTTCATATTGAGAATGAGAATGGCGAGGACAAAGTAGTATTCGACCACAAAGAAGAGAATCCGCTTTTGAACCAATTAATTAAACAAGCAAGAGAGGATGTTATTGGCGAAAGAAATTACCCAGATGATTACGAAGAAGAACAAATTGCTAACGATCTTAAAAAATTCGATGGAGTTATTGTAAATCTCGTTGTATACGATCATTCGCAGGCAGGAGAAGGTTTCATGGAATCTTATACAGAGAATGGAGTAAGCAGGAACTGGAAAGACCGAAACGAATTGCTTGTTGGTGTACATCCTATCGCCAAAATCATATAGAAGAATGTGCGTTACCATTTGGTAGCAGGCGGCATACAGAAAGTGGTGGAGGGCAGTATGTCAAAACAAGGAGATATGGAATGAAAGAATTTTTGTTACAAACTTACACAGTTGTGTTGCCTATTTTGTTAGGGTATATTGTTTGGCTCCTAAAGCAGCAGAAAAAAGACAGGGATGCAAATAGCAAAGGTACAATGCTTCTTTTGCGTGTGCAACTCATAGAATACCACGATAAGTACATGAAATTGGGAGAAATTCCAAGTTATGCGTATGAAAATTTCGTAGAAATGTACAACGCATATCATGCACTTGGAGGAAATGGAATGGCAACAAAAATGTACGAAGAGATAAAAGAAATAAGACTAAAAAATGGAGGTAAAGACTAATGGATTTTACACAAGTTGGAACTTGCATAGCAATCATAGTCATTTGCTATCTGATTGGAATTGGTGCAAAACTTATTCCTGGCATCAAAGATGATTACATTCCGGTTATTGTCGGTGTTTTCGGTGGAATCCTTGGAGTGGTAGGATTGTATGTCATCCCGGACTTTCCGGCAAACGATATTCTGAATGCCATTTCGGTAGGAATTGTTTCTGGATTGGCTAGTACCGGAGTAAACCAGATTTATAAAAAGGCAAAGCCAAATGCTTAAAATTAATAAGCAGGAAATGACATACTCTTGCCTTGAATCAAACGTAAAAATCTACCAAAAAGATAAAGAGGGAAACATCATTTACTATGATGTGGACGGCGAAAAAATTCCGATGATTGAAAAGGAAATTGATGGTTTTGCAAAACCAAAAACCTTTTATGCAAGCATCAATAATAAACTGTCCGAAGTCCTTATGAAAGAGTTTGGTGTAGATGATTCCACTAATTATGCACAGATTGTAACGGATAAAGGGTATCTTCCAATCAAGGCAGGCGATTTGATTTGGAAACGTTCGGAAGTTAAATATGATTCAGATGGTTTCCCAGATCCAAAATCTGCGGATTATACCGTAAAAGGTGTAGCAGATGAGGGATTGACAGTTGATTTATTTCTTTTGCAAAGAAATGTAAAGTAGGTGGTTCTGTGGCAAAAAAGAAAATCAAAATGAACTTGTTTTCACAAAATTCAATACAAGATACAATAAACCACTTGCAAAATTACAAAAACGATTTGCAGGCAAAATGTGATGCTTTTGTGGCACGTTGTGCGTCCGTAGGAGAGGAAGTAGCATTACAAGCGATAAATGAATCCCCCATAGGAAATTCAATCACATTTAAGGCAAATACAACGTCAGAGAACATGGGGTGTAAGGCGATTCTATTTGCGACTGGAGAAGTAAAAAAAGTAGAGGGAAGAGAACCGTTTCATACGGTGCTTGCGGTTGAGTTTGGTGCCGGTATTCATTACAACAAGATTCCGAATCCAAAAGCAAATGATTTCGGTTTTGGTGTTGGAACATATCCCGGACAGATACACGCATTTGAAGATGGCTGGTATTATCTTGGAGAAGATAATAAATGGCACTATACACATGGTGTCAAGGCAACGATGCCAATGTATAAAGCAAGTGCGGAGATCATAGCAAAATATAAAAAAATAGCAAAAGAGGTGTTCAGATAAATGGCAGAAGTTGATAATACATGGGCTTACCTTTTAGGTAAGAAAATATATTCAACAGTATCTTACAAGGCAGAAAAGATACTTAAAGACGACTATCCGGACATTCGAATAACAGACAATGGAAAGGCGAATAGCAAGCCAAAATTTCCTACAGTCTACATACATGAATTGCCCGGACAGGAGATCGGGCAGACACTTGACGGACAAGACATAAATGGTGTTTTGGAAACGATTCAAGTTGATGTAACGACAAATACGGATCCATCTGACGCAAGAAAAGTCATGTCCGTAGTCGCTGATATATTCAAAAAGATGCGGTTTAAAGTAAAACCAATGCCGGAGTTAGATTTTGGCGAAGAAGTTTACAGAAGCACCGCAAGATTTCAACGAGTAGTTGGAGCAAACGACACATTATAAAGAAAAATGAGCCGAAAGGCTCTTTTTTTATTAAATTAAGGAGGTAATAACAATGGCAGTAGCAGGATTAAGTACACTCGGCATTACTTTTGGTTATGGTGTTGAAACGACCGCCGGAACAAAGCCGACATCGTTTAAAGAATTATCCAGAATTAACGAAATTGGCGGTATCAATGTTGAAGCAGAACAGATTGATGCATCCGCATTAAAAGACGCAATCACTCGTTATATTCAGGGTAGAGCAGATACAGGAGGCTCATTCCCAGTAACAGTAAACCTTACAGACGACACACAGGCTGAATGGGAAGAGGTATTTACAACCGCAGCTGGATTGACTGGTGGAAAAAGAATGTGGTTTGAGACCATTATTCCGGGCCTTACAAAAGCATTTTTTGTAGTTGCACAGTTGCCACCGGCATTTCCGCAGTCAGAAATGGGGCAGAACGGTCTTTTGACCTCGGAGTTCAATCTTGTAATTGAAGAGTACAAAGGACTTGATGCAAAGGTTGAATTTTCGGGGGAATAAATAGCCAGTCCGAAAATAACGAGAGCAAGGCTGTCGTGACTGGCTTGTACGATGAAGATACAGCCGAGCCAGAACTTGAAGAAACATTGATTTAGCAAAGAAAGGGCGGTCTTAGGACTGCCCCTTTCCCATTAAAAAGATGGGAAGAAAGGGAAAGGTTGAAAACGATATGAAAAAAATTAAAATTGCAGGAAAAGAATACATATTAGAATTTACATTTGAAGCAGCAGAGATTGAGGAATGCGTAAAACGTATGTTCATGTTGGCATCTGGTGGACATATCTTGGCACGTGCTGAAACAGCAAAAACAGAATTGGAGTTGTATATGGAAAGCACATCCGACATGGTAGGAGACGTTCCAAAGACTTGTGTGGTTGCTTTTCATGCTGGATTGCAGGAGCATCACTCGACGGATGCAAAAGAATCGAAAGAACTTATGAAAGCATACATGAAAGAAAATAAATTGAACTATGCCGCATTGTTTGAGGAAATCAAAGAATGTATGGAGGAAGACGATTTTTTCGGTTTGAGTGGAATAACGAAGATGCTGGAAGACATGGAAACGAACATCGAAGCGGAAGAACAGAAGCAGAACAAGAAAGAAGTAAAAACTCCGCAGGATCACAAAAAGAAACAGACTTCCACAAAATAATATGGGAAGAATATTTTCCACAAGCATTTGCCATTGGAATCCATATAGATGAATTTCTGCATTTGACACCGAAAAAATTAAAATATTGTCTTGAAGGTCATCGCTTAAAGAAAAAAATAGACGATGAGAGTATGTGGAATTGGTTTGGAAATTATGCAATATCTGCATTTATTGTTGCGATAGATATTGCTTTTAATGGCAAGAAATCAAAAGCAGAGTACATAGATTTACCGCTTTTGGCTACGGAAGAAGAAAGAGAAGCGAAGAGAGAACGAGCTCTCCAGAAACAACGAGACGAGTTTTTGCAGATGCTTCTTGGAATGCAGAAAAATTTTGAAAACGAGCAAAAGTTAAAAAAGATGAAGCAGAAAGAGGGCGACAAGGATTAAAAGTCCGGTCGCCCTCTTTTTTATTATATAAGGAAAGTTGGTGGTGTACGGATGGCTGTAGTAGATAGTTTGGAAGTTGAAATTCAAGCAAAAGCCAAACAAGCCAATAAAGAGATTGACGTTCTATGCTCAAAACTAGGTAATTTATCTAAACAGTTAGCAAGTGTCGATTCAAAAGGATTGACAAAATTCTCGAGCGGTTTAAATATGCTTTCTGCTGGAATGAAAGGCATGAGAGACACGAAGATGCCAGATTTCACTAAAACTGTAAAGGGTTTGCAGAAATTTGAAACTCTTGACGGTCAGAAATTGGCGGCGGTGTCGAATGCTTTAAGTCCAATGGCGAACGGACTTAAAACCCTTGGAAGTGTCAATTTTAATAACAAAAATGTAAATAGCATGGTAAGTGCGGTGGCAAGGCTTACATCATCAATTCAAGGCGGTGTAAACACGCAAGGAATTATAAGTCTTGGAAATGGAATCGCCCAAATGATGACTACATTGTCTTCCGCTGGAGAAGTTGCACCAAAAACGGCTAGTTTTGTAAATGCAATCAGCAGATTGGCAAATGCCGGTTCAAAGACGAGTGCATCGGCAAGTGGACTTCCGCTTCTTAGCAAAGAACTTAGCAGTTTTATGGTGTCGATGTCAAGGGCACCGGTTGTAAGTAAAGAAACATCTGAATTGACAAATGCTATTGCTAGATTGGCTAGTGCTGGAACAAGAACGAAGCAGACGGCTGATAATCTGGATTACCTTGCTAAAAAGGTAAAAGATTTTATGGTTTCGATGCAGAATGCACCGCAAGTATCGCAAGGTACAACGCAGTTGCTTACGGCAATTGGAAATATTGCCAGCGCCGGAAGTAGAGCCGGGAGTGCATTGAATAGCATATCTTTTAGCGGTGGGAATACCACTAATGTTTTGTCGAGGCTCGGTAATGGCTTCAAAAGTGTAGTCACGAGAATGCTAGGATTCAACAAGGAATCCAAAAACATAGCATCAAGCATTGGAATGTTTTATGCTAAATTCTTCATGGTAATTCGAGGTGTTAAGGCACTTGGCGGTGCAATCGGCTCAATGCAGGACTACATCGAGGAATTTAACTATTTTTCGGTTGCATTGGATAAAGTTGGAAAAGATAGTGCGAGCCAGTTTAAAAAAGCCGGTTATGATTCCGCAGAAGCATATGCAGATAGTTTTCGTACGAGGTTTGCTAAATTACAAACTCAAATGACCGGGTTCAACGTTGATTACGACACCGGAGAAGCGACAAGCAATATGCAACATAATCTTGGTTTAGATTTGACCGAGGTAATGAATTACAATGCGGCAATTTCGCAGATTACAAACTCTGCCGGAATGCTTGGAGAAACTTCTATTGCCACGTCAAAGGCATTGAGTATGTTGTCAGCGGATTGGTCGTCATTGTCTAATAAAGACTTGTCAGACGTAATGGATAACTTCCAAAGTGGATTGATTGGACAATCAAGGGCATTATACCAGTATGGAATCGACACCACAAAAGCAGGCTTGGCGCAAACGGCATTAGCGCATGGAATTAGCGCAAGTGTTTCAAGCATGAGCCAGCAAGAAAAAATGCAATTACGTGTTTTAACTATGTTGGAACAATCAAAAGTTGCATACGCGGACTTATCTAGAACAATCAATCAACCCGCAAACCAGGTAAGAATGTTGCAGGCCGGATTGAAAAATTTGAGTAGAACCATAGGTCAAATATTTTTGCCGGTAGTTCAAAAATTATATCCATATCTGAATGCCGTAGTTATGGTTTTGCAGGATTTTGCACAATGGGTTGCTAAGTTGACCGGAGCAAAATTATATGACGATACATCAATGGCTACACCAGATTATAGCGATGCGGTTGACGGATTGGATGATTATGGCGATGCCGCTGATAAAGCAAGCAAAAAGCAGAAAAAACTTAATGATAACTTACAGGGATTTGATATCGTCAATAAATTGCAGGCAAATAACAAAGACGATGGCTCATCTTCCGGAAAGAAAAACGGTCGTGGTGCTGGAATTGATTTATCGGAAGATATCAATAAGGCAGTTAAAGGATATGAAAGCATATGGGATAAAGCCTTTAAGAGTAACAAAAATAAAGCGGTTGAGTTAGCGGCTAAATTGAAAAAAGCCATTTTAGGCGGTTGGAAAAAAGGCGGAGATTATACCAGCCTTGGAAAATCCGTTGGTTCATGGCTGACAAGCGGGCTTGACAGTATACCGTGGGGTAAAATTCAGACGACAACAAATAAACTTGCTAAATCCCTTGCTACGTTCCTTAATGGCATGGTACAAGGCATTAACTGGGAAACCGTGGGTAAAACTTTAGCCAATGGATTTAATACGGCTATGGGGGCATTATACACGTTCAGAACTACATTTGACTGGCTTGGTCTTGGCGTATCTGTAGCGACTGGAATCAATTCAGCACTTCAAAATGCAGACATGACACTTGCCGGAAAAACTCTTGGTGCTAAAGTCCGTGGAATGATTCAATTTGCTTTTGGCTTGGTTACAAATTTTGATTTTAGTGGTCTTGGACAAAAAATAGCAGATGGAATCAACGGATTTTTTGAGGAAATGGGAGAGGTAAGAAAGAATACTGGTTTAACTGGATGGCAGGAACTTGGTAAAACGTTGTCCGATAGTTTAAAAGGTATTCTTGCATCAATCAATACGGCACTTTCCGGTGTGAATTGGGAGAAAGTTGGTAAATCTATCGGTCAATTCCTTGGAAGTATAGACTGGGTTGGAATTTGGTCTTCCGTTGGAAAAACAATCGGAAATGCGTTTAATAGCATTATGACGATTGCAATTTCTGCATTGAAAGAAGATCCAGCCGGTGTGATTGGCGCATTAAGTAGCGTTTTTGGTGTGATTTTTGCGGCAAAAACAATAAAAGGATTGTTTGGTAAAACTGGTTTCTTTGCAGGTTTAAAGCAAGCAGCGACAGAAAAGATGGGAGAAGTTGCTTTAACTATGGCAAAAAGCCTTAAAACTAAAATCGCTACTTCGTTTGCCGCAAGCAAAATTGGAACATTTATTTTGTCTAAAATCACATTTGCCAAAACTGCGATTGTTTCGCTTGGAGCAAAAATAAGTGGAGCAATTACAAGTGGATTAAGCGGATTGAGTGCCACAGGAATAGCCGCGGCGGCGGCACCGGTATTGTTGGCAGTTGGAGCAGCCATCGGCGCAGGCTTAATGATTGGAGACAGAATCAGCGAAGCGATAGATGCCTACAATTACACCGGAGATTACGAAATCAAAGTACCGGCAAAGTTAGATATAAACGCACAAAAAGCAAACGAGGATTTACAAAAGACAAAAGAGTATACAGATGAAATAAATAAAGATATAAAGGAAATCAATAATTCTGGCAATTTGGAAAACGGGAAAAACATAAAGGAATTAGCCAATAGATACTATGAGTTAAGCCAAAAGACAAACCCTACCGCATCTGATATTGCAGTAATGAAAGAATACTCAAAACAGTTATCCGATGAAATTCCTGGGTTATCAAAGAATATTGATAAGCAGACAGGGGCATTCAAAGGTAACAAAGATGAGTTGAACGGTCTGATTTCCAATCTTGACAGAGCTGCTAAAGCGCAGGCGGCATACAATTCTTCTGTGGAACTTTACGAGAAAAAGCAGGAAACTGGAAATAAACTTTCCGAAGCACAGGCAAAACTTGCAAAATATACAAAAGAACTTGCGGCGGCACAGGAAATTGCAAACAACGTTAAAAAACGTTCTGGAGTAAATAGCGCAGAATATCAAGCACAAGTCAAAATACTTGGAAGATATGCTACAAAAGTAAATGCGGCAAGAGCGGAAGTAAATACTTTGGAAAAAGCAGAGTCCGATATTAACGCACAGATTAGTAAAAACAATAATGTCATGGATAATGCCAAAGTAAAGACTAGCGATTACCAAAAGGCATCAGATAGTTTAAAGAAAACTATGAAAAACCTTGGTGTCGAAACGCAATCTTCAAAAAATGCGTTAAAAACACTTCAAGACAAACTTGACAATGGCGAGATAACATGGAAAGCATATAAAGACGTTGTTGACGGAAATTATAAATCCGTTGACGAACTTAATGCCGCAATTGGAAAACTTACATCAAAAGAAGTTTCTGTTACCGCTAAAACAAGCGGAACGGATTCTATAGATAAAGTTAAAAATGTAATTGATAAACTACAAAGCAAGTCTGTAAATGTTAGTACAAATGTTAATACATCAAACTTACAAAAAAGAATTAAAGATGCAGTTTCCAAAGTAAAGTTATCGCCAATTAAGGCACCAATACAGTTTGGAATTACGAAAGAGCAAAAAAAGATACTGGATAATCTTAGCCCTAAAAATATGGGAAAACCATACGAAAGGGCATTAAAAACAAGCGGACTATCCAAACTTTCGGATTTTGCATCAAAACTTCCAACGTACAGTACAGGTGGATTCCCGGAAGATGGACTTTTCATGGCAAACCATGGAGAACTTGTCGGAAAATTCAATAACGGCAAAACCGCGGTTGCTAATAACGACCAGATTACTACTGGATTTGCACAAGCAATTACAAACACGCTTGCACCGGCTATCTATGCGGCGGTATCGCAGGCAGTATCAGAAAATCAAAGCCAGCAGACAGGAGATGTATATCTGGACGGAACAAAACTCACGACAACAATCATGGGAAAAGCCGAACAGATTACACGAAGCCGAGGTTCCGGATGGAAGTTGGCATAAACAATGGCACCTATCTTATTTGGTAGGTGCTATTTTATTGCAAAAAGGGGGAAAAGACATGGCATATAGAGTTCCGGAGATTGACGGACAGAAAATTGCTTGTCCATCCGCTAGCGGTGTGGATATTAAAAGAAATCAAGTACAGAGTTCAAACTTTCGCCGAACATCTACGGCGAAAGCACAAGGAACGGTTGTGGATAACAAGGTCAGCATAAAAATGTCGTTTCCACCAAATATCACAGTAGCGGAATTAAAATTGATTAAGAGCAAAACGTGCGACAAAACAGCATTCCACAAACTGGGATTTACTAATGAGTTTGGGGAATGGGAAACGATAACAGTTTATTTCAACAATTATTCTTTGCAACAATACGGATTTATCAACGGAAAAATGTTGAATCAGTCAATATCATTTGAGGCGGTGGAACAATGACAAGTATACCTATGACTACGGAGTATGTGGACGTTAAAGTAAAAATTGGAGAGATTGAATATACCAACGAGGAATTACAGATTGATTCTATCAAAATTTCTAATGGATGCTACGATGGAAGTGTTTTTGGCATTGGAAACGTGTATATAAAGAACGCAAGTATAACCATGAATTACTTAGATGGAATTTCTAAAGGAATAAATATCGAGATATTTTTCCAGTATCAAGGTGCATGGATTAGTTTCGGTCAATTCGTCGTAACAGAAACTCCAGTTATGAGTGGCGATAAACTTTCTGTTTCTTTGGAAAGTACACTTGCACAGTATGCCAATACAGAAATCGTTTTTTCAGAGGCAAAACCTAATTATAATTTTGATACAATCATTAAAAAAATAGAGGAAATAACCGGAAAAGTTGTTGTCTTTAAAAGCGAATTGGATTCGATAGGAACTGAAAAATCAGAATTTTTGTCAAAATCAGCAAATTTTATTAAAGATGCAAAAACCCTTATGGATCCTGCGTCTGGATGTAAAACCGGAGTATCTGTAAAAACTGCTTTGGCAGGAATTGCAATATTGTTTGGTGGAAATGTATACGAAGATACAAACAATAAAATCGTTATCAAGCAAAAAACGTATTCTTTAAATTCGGATCGTTATATTTTGCCAGATTATCTTGACGGAAATTACAAATACTCAAAAGAAGTATATGCTATTAAAACTATTTCATTGTTGTTTAATAAATATGTCCTTGGCATTTACTACAGAAAAGAGACAGACCCACCTGGTGATGATATATGGACACAAAATTATCTGGATGAAGACAAGGTATCAAATACATTGCTTGCTTCACAGTCGTCAATGACTGGTAAAACACCGTATAATTACACAGTTACTTGCGATTGGATTGGTTGGACAAGTGATGGTTTTGGATATAATTTGAACGAAAAACCGGGCGGCCGTGCTTCTGCTTGTCTTAGGCAAGGCGATTTGATGTATCATACGTGCGATATGACGTTTGTTGGGATTGATTTTGGATGGAATATTGCACCGGGAAATATTGTAAAAGTAAAGGTGCCGGAGTTAGAGGATCCAATAGATGTTTTATGCGGGGAGATTTCCTACGAGTGGGATGGTGGATTTACTACAAATATATCGTGCAATTGCAACATAGAATCCAACGGAAGTTATTCTACAGAGGTTTCAACGCAGGCATCTGCGGCGGCGGCACAAGAGGGCAGACAAACAAGTCTTGAATTGAATTATGCAAATATTACTTTTAGTAATATTGAGGATAGCACGATTAGAGGTAGCATATTCAAGGATGGTACAATCGATGGAACGAAAATAAAAGATTCAACAATTACCGGATCTCTTATTGCTGATTCGACAATAAAAGGGTCTAATATAGAAGAGGGAACAATTACCGGTTCCAAAATAAAGGCGGCAACAATTACCGGTGCCCTTATTGTAGATGGAACTATCCGAGGAAACCACATAATGGAATCAAGCATTGATGGTAGCAAGATTGAGGATAGTGCGATAACGGAAAGTAAAATTTCCAATTCGTCAATCACAAACTCAAAAATCAAGGATGGAGAGATTGAAAATGCTAAAATCAAAGATGCCACTTTGACGGGTGCCAAAATAAAAGATGCAACGATTGGATTTGCAAAGGTTGATAGTTCTTTTATCAAAGATTTGACGGCAGATAAAGCATACATCGAAAATCTTAAAGCATCAATTGCAGACATTGGATATTTGACTGTAGATGAAGCGAATATCAAGTATGCAACGATTGCTTCATTAGAAGTCGTAGATGGAAAGATTGATAACTTGGAAACAATCGCAATAACAACAAATAACCTTAGTGCCAAAGTAGCAGAATTAGGTTATTTGAACGCAGATACCGCAGATTTGAAGTATGCCAATATTGAACTTTCCAATATTGATGTGGCAAATGTCGGTACATTTTTTGCTAACGTTGGTTTGATTGACAGGGCAACAATCGTAGATGGACACGTTACTGGTTTTTTGGATAGTGTTGAAGTAAATGCCAACAAAATCACGGCAGGAACGTTGGTCGCTGACAGAATACTTCTTAAAGGTTCAGAAAAGGGATTATTATATGCCTTAAATAATCTTGGAGAACTGACTAGTAAAACGGTAGATACTCTTGACGGCTACGTACTTACAGACCGTACTATCAATGCAGACAAGATTGTGGCATCGTCGATTACCGCCAATGAGTTGGATGTAGACGATATATTTGCTGACAGTGCTGTTGTGTCAAAAATCTTTGCACAAAACATTACTGCTACTGGAGTGATTAGTGGTGCGACGTTGGTTGGTGCAAGTATTTCTGCAAACAAAGGTACGATTGGAGGGTTTGGAATATTTGATAATTGGTTGGTCGGATCATATGAAGAAAATGGGTATCAATATCAAGTGGAAATAAACACAGACAAGTCGTACAAGGACGCAAATGGAAGAACATATGCGATTTATGCTAACAAAGCAAAAAAAGACCCTCTTAAAATAGAAAACGAGTGGTATGTAACATATGACGGTTATATGTACGCGGAGATCGGAGAAATTGCTGGATTTACATTAAAAGACCAAAGGTTGATATCAAATTCAGAATATACTCCGGAAAATGCCTCTGCAACATATTACAACAAAGCAGAAATAAATTCCAAATTTAATCAAGAAGAAGATTTCTTGTCGTTGACTTGTACAGTCAATAACACTGAAATAAACAAAGCCTTTTTTGGATTTGACGGTGTACGTCTTGAAAGTTTAAACCATGGAAATGATTACTATGATAAATTTATGGGGTTGTCAACAAGAAGCCTTGCTTTTGGAGTAAATTCTGGAACACCATATAATGGAAGTAGCGTAGCATTCGAGATTGATTCGGGGTATTCCAAGATTACTTCAAGCGGAGAGTTTACGATAGAACCATCATGCACAATAAACGTTCCAACGACAGTAAAGTCACTTACCATAAAAAACAACGGTTCAAAAGGTAAAACGGTCATATCAAATGGTTTAATCGGATTAGACGATGCACAAGGTGGCACCGTGAGATATTTCCTTGATAACACTTATGGAAACTTACGGATATGGGACACGGCTGTGGGAGAAAGGCTTCTTATCTCTCCTGCCTCGATTAACTTTAAACCGAATGGAAAGACGATATTTTCTGTTAATAAAGACAATGCTTCTGAAAATGGATATGAAATAATCGGTTGCGAAGTGACAACAAGTGGAAATTTTACTTGTAAAAAATACCGAGACGGAAGACTTGTTATTGAATACAGATTCAAGACCACTTCAAATGTTTCACTTTCTAATAAAATAGAGACATATTATGCTACTGGCCCTGCGGCGACATTCCCTGTAGAATTTACAGATGTTCCGTCTGTGATTTCAGGATTGGGAATTGCAAACCTACAAGCGCCGTTTTGTAATGTCACTTTTGAATCAGTGACAAAAACCGGTTTTGGAAGATACATTATATGGACGTTGCCTACGATAAGTGGCTATGTGATACCATCTGGCAGTGTGGTAAGTGCTACTTTTACTGGTAGATGGAAATAAAAAATCTTAGGAGGTTAGAAAAATGGAAAACAAAGAAATTACAATGGCAGATTACATCGTTGATAAGTTGGCAAACGAGGTCAAGGAACTGAAAATTCGACTTGCTCAAACCGAATTTACGGCGATGGCTTACAAGGAAAAGTACGAAGCATTGCTGAAAGAACAGGAACAGGAGGTAGAAGAAGATGAAAAAACTGTTAGCGAATAAGTCTTGTATGCACGGAAAGAGAGACAGAAAAAGTATTTTCTTTATTGTTATTCATTATACTGGAAACAATGGAGATACGGCATTGAACAATGCTAAATTTTTCCAAAAAGAGCAGACAGGAGCAAGAAATGGCGTTGGCGCACATTTTTTTGTTGGAAAAAAAGGTAAAGCGGTAAAATCAATTCCAATGAATCAGATTGCATGGAGCGTTGGAGGATTTTACAGCAAGAACAAAGGAGCAGGGAAGTATTACAAGGAATGTACAAATGCAAACTCTGTTTCAATAGAATTGTGCGATGCAACAAAAGGTTATACCGCGGAACAGGCAAAAGCAGTTAAAAAGTTGATTAAGTACATCAAAAGATACTGTCCAAACGCCAAAACCATTATCAGACATTGGGATGTAAACGGTAAGGATTGCCCTCATCCTATGATTGGAAAAGATAACAAAATGTGGAAACAATTCAAAAAAGACATTGGTGTCGAAAATTGACCGAACTTGCGATGAAAAAAGATTGTTTTCTTGTGCCAAAAGGTGTAAGATAAAATTGTCTCAAACGAGACAATTCAAGTTCTGGCGAGGGGTAAGAGTTCATTGTGTAACTCTGCCCCTCACTTTAAAACTAAGGGGAAACAATCAATCTTGCAAATTTATGATTGACAATTACGAACAAATGTTCTATAATTGTCTTATCGTAAGGAGGGCAACATGGGAAATGAAAACGAAAATGAGCAGTTTTACAAAAACAAAATTATCGAAATGATTAAAAAGATGGAAAACATATATTTTCTTAGGGCGATATATGTTTTTATAGAAAATTTAACAGAGTAGAAGAAAAAAGCCAAGGGAATGATTGCTTATCCCTTGGCTCTTTTTTAATTCTTGGAAATCGAATCAATCAATGTTTCTAATGTCTTCCATCCATCATCGTCTAATTTGGCTAAAGCATTTACAAGCCGACGTTTGAAATCTCTGTCATCTTCTTTTATAACTTCGCCGAACAATTTGGAAATTTCATCGTTTTTGTCAATCTGACAAAACATTTCTCCAGTTCCACTTTTCAGCCATTCTTCGTTGACGTTGTATAAGGAACATAAGATTTTTTGAGACTGTTCCGACAAGTTTCTGTTTCCGTTCTCTACTAAGGAAATGTAATTTTTCGTCAAACCTAAGCGATCCGCAAACAATTCTTGTGACAAATTCAATTCTTTTCGCAGTAACTTTATGCGTTCATTCATTTTCGATTTCCTCCTTTCAATAGTATAATATCATAGTTGTCACACAAAGTCAAACTTTTTTTATGAAAAAGGTTGACAAGTAATACTAAGTGTGATAGTATAATCATACAAAGTCAAACAGGAAGGAGGCAAAGTCAATATGAACGAGTTGACACAAAAGTACATTGATAGTAGAGAAGTTGCTGAAATGGTTGGTAAAGAGCATAATATGCTTTTGCGAGATATTCGAAGATATTCGGAACAATTAGGAAAGAGCAAGATTGCACAGTCCGATTTTTTCACAGAAAGTACCTATATAAACAGCCAAAATAAGACGCAGCCTTGCTATCTGGTTACAAAGAAAGGTTGCGAGTTTATCGCACATAAACTGACCGGAAGTAAAGGAACGGAGTTTACTGCAAAGTACATTAACAGATTCCATGAAATGGAAGATGTGATTAAAACACAACTTCCAACAGGAAACGACCTTATTGCTCTTGCAGTTATTGAAGCACAGAGAATGCTTGAACAAAAAGACAAGCAGATTAAGGAATTGGAAACAGAAGTCATTGAAATGAACAATACCATTTCCGAAATGAAACCAAAAGCAAATTATGTGGATTTGATTTTGAATAGTAAGTCTACAGTTCTGGTAACACAGATTGCACAAGATTATGGAATGTCTGCTAAGGCATTTAATAAATTGCTGAAAGATCTAAACGTACAACACAAAGTCGGCAGGCAATGGATTTTGTATCAGAAGTACCAAGGAATGGGATATGTTCATAGCAAAACTATTGATATTACAAGAGCAAATGGAAAGTCAGATGTGGTTATGCAGACAGAGTGGACGCAGAAAGGCAGATTGTTTCTGTATGAGATTCTGAAAAAGAATAGCATATATCCATTGATTGAAAGAAGTGAGATTGCATAACGGAAAGGAAGTGAGAAGATATGAGCGAAAAAGAAAAGAAAGTCGTTGAAAAACTGAAAGAAGCAATTCCAAAAATGTCTGATTTTGACAAAGGATATATCCTTGGAAAAGTTGAAAACATGGCAGAGACGGAAAAGAAGAAAAAGGAAAAGGAGTGATTCCATCAGAGAGTTAATGTTAGTCGCTATAACGTTTCTGTTTTCCATCTGCATATGGGGATTCCGAGGAATCGAGTTGGAAAATCCAGAAGTGGCAGAGGAAAAGGTTTTAGTCGGAATCGGTACAATTCAGATTCCAAAAACTGAAACAGTCTCTGCTGAGACGAGAAATGTTGAGCGAAAAAGGAAAAGGACACACAAGAAAAAGAAAGTTGTTCGGAAAAAGTGGACAACGTACAAAGTTACGGCATATTGTCCTTGTTGCGATTGTTCGGACAAGTACGGAAGAATGACTTCTACTGGAGTTGTTCCAAGGCAGGGAAGAACGATTGCGGTAGATCCAAAGGTTATACCTTATGGATCGGTAGTCCACATAAAAGGACTTGGAGAGTTTATCGCCGAGGATTGCGGTGGGGCGATAAAAGGAAACAGTATAGATCTATACTTTGACGTACATTCCGATACCGAGAAATTCGGTGTACAGTACAGAGAAGTATATATGGAAAGGAAGTGATCTTATGTACATTCCACCTTTCTGGTGTGGTGTATCGGTAACGATTATAGGAATTGTTATCGTATCGCTGATAATGTCAATGTTTCAGCATGACGATGATGACGAGCAAGACGAAAGGAGAAGAAACCATGAGTAAGGAAAAAGAAATCAAGGCAGAGGGAGCGACACCGATTTCTCCAGCATTGATTGAATCGCTTATCAAAATTGGAGCGATCGTTAGAAAGCAGGACGGAAGTCTTGTGTGTGGTAAGCCCGGAACATATCGTTAGGAAAGGAGAGAAAAATGAAAGGTTTTAAAGGTTTTGATAAAGGACTGGTCTGTAGAGGAAAGCAGTACAAGGAAAATACAGTTTTCGAAGAGGAAGCAGCTGAAATTTGTAAAAGTGGAATGCACTTTTGCGAAAATCCATTTGATGTCCTTGAGTATTATGATTTAGTTAATACCGATGGAAGTTTTAACGAGTTTGCAGAAGTGGAGGCTTTG